CTCCGCTAGAAACTGCTCCAGAAGAAGTAACCGAAGTAGCAGAAACGCTAGCCAGCGTTGAATTTCCGTTTACAGAAAGAGTACCAGAAACAGTCTCGTTGCCGGTCAGAGCTAGCGTAGAAGCAGTAATGTTAGTATTTCCTGATCCTGCATTAACAACAAAATTAGTGTTATTTGTCGATATGTCGAAATCAAGTGTTGGATTTCCAGATGAATTAGTATGGAAAATACCTGCTGAAGTTAAAGGAAATGCGCTGATGTTTGCTTCACCAGTTATCGGACTGTTAATTAAAATGTTTTTTGTGTTATCAGCCCCGACCGCCCCAATATTAATTGAGGCTGGAAGCGTACCTATTTCATCAGTTGCCGTAAGATAAGTTTGATTGACTATATCTGGGGAAACGCCTGCCATAGAGGACAAAAGTTGTCCCCCAATAGCTCCGCGGTAGGTCGAATTATCTGTAAAAAGATAAAAAGTGTTTGGATCAAGATTTGGTAACAATGAATTGTATTGCTCAGTCGTTATCTCTTGATAAGCTAAAAATTGAGTATTTTTCATGTTACAGCTCCTATGTAGCCAAATAAATAAATGATGGAGTCCCGATGTTGACTGAATCAAGTCCATCCAATTGGGAAACAATCACACCAGTCATTCCAATTTGATTGATTGCGGCTGACAAAATATTTGCACCATTCGCAGCTGGTAAAGTAACACTGCGGTACGAATATCCTGCCGTATTCCTTAGAACTAATAAGAAAGTAGTACTTTCGGTAAAGTTTGAACTATCCGCCATGTCAAGATTAATTAACCTTAAAATGCTTTGAGTGCCAGTTGGGAAAAACTCATTTTCAGAAGAATCAGCTGTCATTAACTTAACGTCTTGCAAAACCATCGGCGTGGGCACTGTAAGAGAAGTAATTTCTGTTTCAAGTTCGATTTCATAGCCTGCAACACCAGTTTTTGAAAGGGGAACTGTCAATGATGCAAAATCAACAGGAGGTGTAAAAGTCATGTAATAATGACCAGGGAAATTCTGCGTATGGGAAGCACTTAAAGAAGTAAAATTAGTCACATTAGTGAAAGTTATCGCCAATGGCACGGACATTCTGTCTGTCCAATCCGTGAAAATTACATTGTAAATGTCTGTTGCGGTGTCTTGCGCGGTGAATACGGCGTATAGATTACCTGTTGAAGTAGGAGGTGTGGAAGCTGAATCGATATTTAATCCGTTCACAAAGAAATAGATTTCCCCATTAATTCTATAAACTTCCATCACGTCACCAGCTGTAGGAGTAACTCCTGCAATTGTAGTTGCTGTGCCCGCAATAACTTTTTGGTAAATCGCATTACTTCCGTCGTAAGTTGCGGAAAGCTGGAAGTTCGGAGTGCCTGCTGCGTTAGTGGTTTTAAATCCAATAGTGAAACGATTAGTTGTAGCTGTTGGAATGGCAACGATTGTTCCCGAAACGATACAATCTGCTGCGCATGCTACATTTGATGCAGCAAACGCAGATGTTCCGGAGGAAGCTAAGGAATAACGGGCGAAAGTTTGAGAGTTTGAAGCAGTTAGACCATTTGATGTATCCGACAAAGGAGTCAAATTACCAAATGTTCCATCTACCTTACTGTATTTATAATTTACTGTTCCGTCAGTAAAAGGATTTGTATAGGTCAAAATTGCACAATAGGGAATCGAACTTGAAGAAATAAATAATCCATCTCCAGTTTGAGGCAAAAGATTATTGTAAGGATTGAAGAAAGGTGGGTTAGCAGTGCCATCTTCGGATTCCTCAATGACTCCAGTAACTTCCCAACCTCCAGTAATTTCTAGTTGAGTTGAAATTGTAGCTCCATCAAGAATTCTTAAACGAAGCCATTTCTCTTTCGGGACGTTTGCACCAATGTTCGTAGCTACCCAATCAGTAGGAGGTGTAAATGTAATTGTTGAAAGTCCAGATACAGTATAAAAATCAGGTGAATATGTCGCACTGGTTAAAGTTGAATAACCCGTTGCAGTTGAATATTCCGCTACAAAAATAATGTCAGTTCCTGCAATCGGCGTTGAAACATTAAATGTGAAACCAGTAATTGTTTCACGCACTGCATAATACATATATGGGATACTAGTCGCAGTAATCGGACCTGGACCTGGACCAGCTGGTGGATCGTATGGCGCTACAGCAATAGAATTGTTGAACGAGTCTTGAAGTTCAGTCCAAACCACAGTTTCTGGAATGGAGGAAAATGTTGCGGATTGAACAGCATAATTAATTTGATGAGTTTTGGTGTAATACTTCATCGCTGAAGGTTCAAGATGCGCGACAGAACCAATAATCACACCATCAGATTTTGCACCGAAATTTGTACCGATAGTTTGTGGAATAGGAAGAGTTATATCCATGGAAAAACCTTATTTTTATTGTTATTAAACACATTATAATAGAATAAGGGTTCTTCCGAAATGTCTAAGATTGAGCTAAGGTGTGCGGAAAACGCGCGCAATCCATCCCATAAGAAATATTGATTGATTGGGTTTCGATTTTACAAGCTGATGAAAGAAGTTTATGGTCTCAGCTCGGAGTGCCCAGAGTAAACCCTCATGATTTTTTATGGCTTTTATAGCTTCAAAAGTTTGTTCTCCAATTTCACCGTCTACAACAATTTGATGTCCGCATGCAATAATGGCTCTTTGAAGAATAATGCCAGCCTGTTTTTCACCCATCATGACGCAATTATCGAAAGTTTTAATGGCTATTACTCGATTTGGAATTTCCCCATATCTGCCTACGTCCCAATAATTCTTTTTGTAGATATTTTTAGCCTCATTGAGAGAAAGTTTTTTAACATCTACTCCTGGATTAAAATTAGATGCAATTCCATAATTTGTTTCCCCCCCCGCGTCTAAATCAGAGTTTGAATACCCCCCCTCGTTTTTAAGAACATATTTGAACGCTTCGTCGAAAGAGGGGTATGTTTCAGATTTATATGAGCTCTGAATATGGATCGAGCTATAGGCGATTAAAATAATTATCCCTAGTACCAAAAATGTTTTAAAAGAATTCTTAGTTCCAGAAAGAAAATGGATCATTCGGATCAATGGTTGTTTTTTGGGGCTCATTTTCATTTTCCTTTTCTGACGTCTCGTTTTTAACAAGTTTTCTTAATGCCTGAACATTTTTTGCAGTTGGAAGGTAAGACTCAAGTGTTGGGTTTTTAACTAATTCCTTTAATCCTCCTGGTTTTAAAACAGTTTCTTCAGAAATCATTGTCTTGAGTATACTTTTAGCGAAGTTAATTAACGTTTTCTTTGGCATTCCCCCCAACGCAATAATAGCTGGAGCAGAGGCCACATTATCAATGGTATTCAAAGTATCTGAAGTCGGAGCCGTAAAAGATGTATTTGCAGTTCGATGAGCATTCTTGTTATGAAGTAATGCTTCTCGATAATCTTCTAGAGAACCTTTTGCATCCGGATTTGCTTTCTTCCAAAAATGCTCTAAAACTGGCATTGAAGTATTTTTATCCAAGTTGCCTACAGCATTAAAAAAACGTGAAGCATTGAACTTGTCTCCTGCGCTATGACCCATAGAATACATAAGTTCATTAATATATTCCTTGAAGTTTTCACCCCCTGCAAACTTATTTATAGCAGGCGTATCAGCTTTCTTGGCATCCTTCTCAACTATTCGTTTTTTAGGCTTACCAGTTTCAGGATCAATCTTCTGATCTAACAACTCATTTTCCAAGAACTTTACACGCTTAGTTGGGGAAGTTGGTGGTTCGGAAACTTTTTGATATTGATCCCAATTGTTACGTGAAGTTTCATTAAAAAACTTAGTATAGTCTTCGTTTGTTTTAACCCATTTAGCTAAGTCTTCCTGAAGATTTAACCTTTCCATGTTTGTTTTAAAATCTGAATTAACAGCATCGCGAATTAACCCTAATTGATTTTTATTAAGAACTTTTGTTGAAGAATCAGGATGGTTTTTCTTTTGTAAAACTTTATATTTTTCATCCCAAGTATTAAAATCAATAGGTTTTGATAAATCATTTTTTAATTTCAGGAATGAAGAATCATCAACACCTCTAGCAATTTCCTGAAATGCTTTATGAGTATTCTTCATATTAAAAGCTTTGGGATCTGTAACACCTTCCGCTCCTTTTTTTGCATCGTATCCAAACATTTCTAGAAGTTGAGATTTATCGTTTGGGTATTTTGCTGATAACTCCGTAAATTGTTTAAAATTATTTGGATTGGTTTGTTCCAGGTTTTTTAGAAACCCTTCTGCATTATCGATTGTACCTAAATCAGTTTTAAGCTTTTCACGTATTGGATTCCTAACTTTTTGTTGCTCACTGTGAAAAGCATCTCGAAAGTCTTTTATTTCATTAAGCATTTTATCTGTGGCTGATTCAATATTTGGATTTCCTCTAGTTCTTCCAGCTATTGATTCACCAATATTTTCAAGGAATTTATCTGCATTAAGTCTTGCAGCAGTACCTTCATTTGTTTGTCCCAAAGCAGTTATGAGTTGTTTTAGTCTTGCTGCTCCTACCGATTCATCTTTGAGAACTGACCCAAGATCAGGGTTTAAATCAAGCTTTTCGAAGAGCTTAACCTTTTCTGGATCCACATGTTTATTGATATATTTTTTTGTTCCACCATTAATGCTTCTTTGTGCGGCGCTTGTTGCCAAAGGAGTTAAAGAAGTAGCTAACCGTCCTAACATTGATTCTTGGTCAAAGTTTTCTGAAGCTAATTTAGAGCCTATATGTGCAGGCAAATACTTTAACAATGTTTCACGTAATAATTTAGTATCTTTAGTAGGAATTTTGCTCATCTCTGCGACAAAATCAAATAAGCCCTTACCGTATTTATTGGTAATTTTACTGCTTAAAAGATTCTGAACTTTTTCTACTGGAAGGTTGTATTTGTTAATTATTCCCGCGATTTTAGGGGATTTTGAAGCAGCCTTTCCAGCAGCCAGAGGAGCAACAAATGAAGCGAATTCATTAGTAAAATTTTTGAGATTTTTTTCCTCTTCCGAAAGATTTTTATCTGCATATTCTTCATTGGTCAACCAATCTATACCCTTTTCAGCCATATCTTCAAAAGGTCGAGCTGATTTACCTTTACCATAAGCGGTATATCCATAAATATTTCCTAACATATCTACAAGGGATAAAACGCTATCCAAAATACTTGCTGCGCCCAAAGCACCGCCTTTTAAGGCTGCAGGTAATCTTTTATCTGGTTTTCCTATTCTACTAGTGTCGTAGTCATATTCTCCTGCAGATTGCTGAATATCCTTCCCTAAATTTGCAGCTAATTTAGCCAAATACCCGTAATAGCTCATCTGTTTACTCCTACCGCATTATCTAAAAATTCTTTTCGTTTTTTTGGATCACTTATTTGACGAGCTGCTCTTAAGACTTCTTCAGATTTTTGATACGCTGCTTTCTCGTTCAGTCCTTGATCAAGCAATATTTGAAAAACAGTTCCCTGAGTTAAGATCCATTTATTAGTTTCTTCCAATTGATTTACTTCTGCTTTGTTGATTGAAGGGTTAAATAGAAATGAGAATGTTGGCTCATTGATATATTTTCCCCCTTTAGGTAGCTGCCCAGCTATGGCTTTTTTATCCCGGATATGAGTGTTAGGATTAGTCATTCTTTTGATTAATTCTTGCTCTTCCTTCGCTTTGGTATAATCCTGAATAAGTTTATTAATTTTATGTCTTTCTATTGCATTCGGCTGCATACCTTCCGATGCCATCTTCTGTCTACCTATATCTTCCATTGCGCCATGGTGACGAATGTTTTCTTCTAGCCCTTGAGATTTAAGCATAAAATCTTGACCATGACTTTGATCAAGAATGTCTAATTCCCTTGATTTAAGTGAATTCTGCTCTTTGTATTGTTCAACACTCATAATTGTGTTGATCATTTTTTGCTTCAATTCTTCTCGAGAGACTTCTTGAAGCATTTTATTTTTTCGCAAAGAATCTTGAGCTGCTACACCAGCATTATGGGATGCGCCCATGCGAGACAAAACGGATTGGTCATAATTTCCTCTGCCGGCTAAGGATCCATAAGCTCCCGAATCATATGCATTCTGAAGTTCTTCATCAGATGGATCTGAAAAAGGAATTTGTTGAGATGATGGATTAGCTGATTCATACCCTTGAGGAGATTGATTTGCAGCCATAAAATTCTGCATTATTTGATTTAAGAAATTTTGAGCTAAAGCACTACCTTGCATTATTTGCTTCCTCCGAAGATATTTTTTGCTAAATCAACAGCTGGTCCAACCCAATCCACTGGGTTGACACGTTGTTGCTGAGCCTGCTGAGGCATCCGATTTATATCCCTAACGTCTTGCCCCATTGAATTAAGTGGTTTTGGTGTCGGCAAAGGTGCGGCACTATATGGCAGATTGGGAATTGGAGCTCCTTGCAATTGACCAAAGAGATCAGCTGGTCTTCTTCTGTTCGCTTCTTCCATTGCACGTTTTTGTTGTAATCGTGCATTAAGTTTATTTTGTGCATCTTGAGTCTGTGCTTGTCCAAGCGTTCTTCGAGTATCTAAGGCACCAAGATGCTTTGATTCCTGCATGTCGTTAAACGCTTGCATATTAGCCGCAGCGGATGCCCGAGCAATGTTGGAAACCGAAGCAAGTTTACCCATTTGGTCAGCCCCAGTTAAGTTACGCTGACGCTCTTCCGAAAGAAGTTTTGCACCTAGATTCCTCTCTTCCGTTTCACGCATTCTTTCTTCACGCATTAGCCTATCGTCAAGATCTCTTCTCATTTTACGTTCCTGATTCTCGAACTGTTTCTGTTTTTCACGTCGCAGAGAGTTGAACCAATTAAATCCACCAAACTGATTTCTCAGGTTGTTTTCAAAACTCTCTCTTCTTTCTTGAGCTTCCTCTTCGAATCTTTCAAGAGCCTGTCGTCGAAAAACATCGTTAAGCGCTCGAGTATTTTGAGATGAATACGCATTAATATCTTCAGGGGAAATAGGTCTTACACCCTCCCTTAAATAAGGGTCGGACTTTCCTAAAATACTATCTTCATTCATTAACTCTTGATATGTTTTTCCTATAGACGCATCGCGTTGATGTGATCGGTCCATGAATCTTTGAAGTTTTGCAGGATCGTTTAAATTATATCTAGCCTTCAAAAAATCAACAATTTGTTCTTCAGCTAAAAGTTTATTTGGATCGTCTGCCGCAAACATTTGTTCAATTGGGAAGTCCTCTTCATGATGATTTATAAGATTTAACATCATTTTGATTGCTTGTTCCCTCGCCGCAGCTTCAGTATCAACTCCCGCAGGGATAGATTGGACATTGTGCCGTACATATTCTGGTGCAATGTCATTCAGTAATTGACCTTGAACGTCATCATCGGCTTTGCGTAATTCAGTTCTCACAGCTCGCATTGCAGGAGCGTTTTTCTGGTAAAGTCTTTGTGTATAGGGATTAGTTTCGTTTAACCTTTCTTCCCTTTTCATATTAGCCAAAGCTCTTGCTGCAGCATCGCGTTCGCTACTACGCATAGTTCGGTATGCTGTTGAAGCAGTTTCAACATCTGGGTCATATCCCGAGCCTCTTTGTGCTTGAGCTGCTCTCAAGTTTTCTTGAGTTAAATCAGAAAAATCAGAAGGTTCATCACCCGGACCTCGTTCAGTTTGTGTGGATATAGATTCTGGTGCAGGAGGTGAAGCTTGAGGTGCTCTCACATTTTCCTGATTCATGTCTGATATATCATATCGTTCGACATCTGGAATTCCTTCTTCACGAGGCTCTGGAGAAGTTTGAATACCTCTAATCGCCTCTTCATATGGGGCACGTCTTTCGCTATTTCCGAGAGCGTTTTCAGATGGTCTGTATCCCCTTGTAAAAGATTTTTGAAAATATTCACGTGCTTTAGATGGATCTTCAGCAATCCCTTCTCGACCTAATTGGAGGATTCTCCCTATAGTAAATGGAGCATGACGACTTCCTAACGAATCAGCTAAATTTAAAAGTTCAAACCCTTTCTCAGGAGATTTGATTTTCCCATTTAATCCATAAAAATAGTCTCTTCCCAAATTATATATTTCATTAGGTTGTAGGTTTCTCAAGTCATCTTCAACTTCTTGCGCGCGTAAAGTACCTTGTGCGGTCGTAGCTGGTGGTGCTGCTTGAGCTTGCTCCGTTCTAGCTGGTGAAGAAGCTCTAGTTGCATCAGTTATTCTCCTTAAATCTTGTTCAGCTGAACTCGCTTCACGTGCATTTTGGACTGCCGTGGTTGTGGCCTCCTGTCTATTTTGTCTTCTTGCTTGATCTTCAATTGATCTGGCAGCAGCTGTGCTTTGTCGGTCAATCATTTGATTCGCCGAATGCTCTAAAGCTGCTTTTCGATTCTCATCCACATGAGCTTTAGCTTCACGACTTACCTCTTGAAGTAAAGATTGAACTGCTTGAGGATTGGATAAGTCGACTTGTGCTGTAGGAGGTGTTTGTTGCACAGCAGCAGAAGATGCTCCCCTTGCTGTTTGAGCTGACTGAGGGTTTGAAGTATCACCTCTTCGACTTCCTACCATATCTTCAAATGTAACATTACTCTTCTTCATTCCTTTTGCTCGAGCGGGTTGAGCAGGTTCAGTTTGAGTTTGGATTGACTCAGAAGGTTTTGCTTCTAATGCTGATGTTTTTACTAAATCTTTGAATTTTTCATTAGCTAATTTGAGAAATTCTTTTCTTTCGTTAACCCTCTTTCGGTTAGCTTCTAATGAAGTGTCAGCAAAATGAGATAGCAATGTGCCTTTATAACCATATTTATCTTTTGGTGAATTAATAAATTCCTCTAAATAATTTAAATCTTGTGAATTTAATTCAGAGGGATTACTAATAAGCTTTCTAAGAGATGCATCATATTTTGGTTGTAACCACATCGATGGAGGTAAAGTCTCCATCACATGGATAAGTGGAATTACCCTTTCTAAGTAACCTAAAAGTTCATTGTTTTTCATCTATACCCCCACTGCTTTTAGGTTAATTTTAATATAATGAGAGAGTTCTTTAGTTGGCTTTGGAATTCTTTTAGTATTCATATCCTTATACTTTCGAATCTTTTTAACGAATTCGTCCAGAATTTTAGTACCCTTTTCGAGGTTTCCATTCCCTATAACAGTTACATGCTCAGGAGAAATCTTGAATTCTCCCGCTGAAAGAGCGCAAGCAACCATTGGCTTTTTATCTTTCTTCAAAGTTTTTGATGGTAACTTTTCAAGGAACTCCTCTAAGCGTTTAGCACCATTCTCTGAACAACCATCGCCAATTTGTGAAACCGTAGAGGCGTCGATAATGTATGAACCGTGAGGGACATCCACATAAATATTGTCTTCTTGTCCCCCCTCATATCCATCTATATATTGAGACTTTTTTAACGGTGCTAAGTGTCTAACTTTTCCACCTTCCTTAAATGCATTAAGTGGTCGAGCAAAGTTAATCCTTCTTGAATTCTCACTTTTTTCTAGTTCAGGATTCATTGGATTATAGCCACTAGTTGGATGAAATCTGTTCATGAAATGGTCATAAAGCGTCTTATTATAAAGACGATTCTCAAGAGCATCTTCGCGTAATTTTTGTTGGTATTTCCTCTGATTTTTACGTTCAGATTTCATCTCTTTGATTGCTTTTTTTCTATCATCGGTCTTTCCACCAAGTCCAAAAATATCCAGTCCAGTAGTAATAATGTCAGCAATTAGATCTTGCGTGCTTCCTTTTCCAAATTCTAAGATGGAACTTGATGTGCCTTTGTTATCAAGACCTCGTTTCTCCATAGCTGGTTTTTTTATGAAATGATCATGTGCTTTAGTAATGCCCATCCCTAATGCGTCCATTAATGCCCTGGAATAGTCTGTCTCCTCATCCCCATATTCATCTTCATCATATTCGTAGCCATCGGAATGTATTCTTGGTTGCGATGATTCATTACCTCCTCCAAACATTGCCGAGCCTAATGCTTCCGCGCCTCCTCCAATTGCTGCGCCTAATGAGGTACCTACAACAGGGATAAATGAACCGACTATTCCTCCGATTAATGGTCCCCAAAAAGCAAATTGAGGAAAACCAGTTTCCTTATTAACTTCATGATATTCTTCTGGAACGTTGTCCCAAAAAAATTCGAACAAAGTTTTAGGCATTAATACTATCTGGTTGTCTGATCCCTCCCCCATTTCTGCTAATGCAGCTGCCTCAGGTGCTTCTACGGCTTCAGGAATATCTATTTCCTGTTCAGGAGGTAAGAACTTTGACTTAATGTCAGAAGATTTTTTTTGGATATTTTTTTTATCAGATGAACTGCCCCCTACAAAATTATGAATAGCTCCAGCAACCTGATTTTTAATTTCAGGATTAGAAAAAATGATATCGTTCAGCTCATGAAACTCTGGAATATTCCATGGGTTATTTCGTGAGACACCGGAAGGTTGAATGCTAGAAAGCTCCTCGACCTCCTTTGTGTTCATGTGAGCAAATATATCATTATCGCTTGGCTCTTGACCCAATCTTTCCTCTTCCAGAGGTAAACCATTCTCTTCGGGGTTCATTTTTTCCTCCTATACAGCAGAGCGTCTGTTGAAATAATTACGTGTATTGTTCATAGCATTATTGTAATACTGTGGATTCACAGACCCAAAACCATTTGCCATAGCTTGAAATGGCGACTGCCCACCCATATAATTTTGCATGGTGTTAAAGCCGCCTTGTGCCCCTAAACGGGCATATGGATTTGACAATTGATTAATCCCACCTTGGGTTCCAGCCATCAAAGCTTGGGCGGGTGACGCATTGTTTCCATATGCTTGCATGCCTTGACCAACCGCTGCACCCATTGGTGTATTTCCGTAATTATTGTTAATAAAGTTACCAGCTGACGATGCAACGTTTCTGCCTGCGCCTTGCATAGGAGCATTATTATTAGATATGTTTCCGCTTACATGTCGCATTAAATTTCCTATCGCGTCCGCACCCATATTAGATAGAGATGAAGCGGCATTACCTGCCAGCCCCGACATAGCAGCTCCAATTTCTGGTGCGCCCAAAGCCGTACCTAATCCCATTGCTGCATCCGATGCCATTCCTCCTATCATAGGAGAAAGTGAATGAATTCCGTGCTGTACTTGATTTGCTGCCGCATTAATGGCTGGTGAAAGATATGGTTTCACTCCGCCGGCTAAAGCAGAAATACCATGATTCATTAAAGAGGAAGGATCGAGACCACCATTTTGTAGTTGGGATGCCCCCATTTGTCCTACTGAATTTACTGCATTTCCTACCGCGCCTCCAATTCCAGCACCCAAATCTCCCATACCAATCGAATTACCCAACTTGCCTATACCTTCTGAAATCGCGTTGCCAGCCATCGGCGCAAGTTTTGAAATTAATCCTCCAGCGGCAGGTGCAAGCGCACTACCTATCGACGAAACCGCCTTAGTAACCGGACTAAAAAGGTTACCGATCGACCCTAATAAATTTCCTAGGAAATACTCGCGTTTACCAGTATGAGGATTGACTGAGGGCTTTCCTTTATTAAGCATCATGTCAAAAAAATCTGCTAACTCTCTTGGCAAGACTGCTGCCTTAGAATCTCCAAATCGACCGCTATCTTCAATAAATTGAGCGATTCCTTCTTTTGAAGGTGATTCATGCGGTAATTGAGAAATTTTTTCCATAATTTCGGGTTGCATTAGCATCTGAAGTAAAGGAAGAAATGACGGTAGCCCTGTCGCCTCGTCTTTGTGTTCTCCATTTTGGAGAAAGTTAAGATCTTCAATTTCTTTGGGGGAAAAATGAGCAATGATAGTTTCATCATTGTCATCAAAATCATGAGAATTTGACATGTAAAACCTATTTATTTTTATTATTAGTTAGTGTTATTTTACATGTTTTTCGAAAGGGGGGCTACAAAAACCCCCTTGTATTAATAGTAAGTACTTTGGGCAAAACTTGTCATATCAGAATCTGCCTGTATTTGCATACGCATACCGAATTGGTTAGCCTCGGAGTTAAATCCTTTTTCAGTAGTTTTCATTGAATGAGCAATGACCGGTGCGTGGATTCTATTTTCATATTCGCGTTGCGCGTCAGCGTCTTTTTCCATTAAGACTAAACCATTTCTCTTGATTAACTCATCGTCAGTATCAAATTCATACATTTGTGACAAACCACGAGATGGTGATCGATTATCTTGAAAACGCATTTTCGTATCGTCACTAACCGTCGGTAATTCTTTATGGCGGCATTTGTGAACGTAGGACCATCCATTATCCTTGTGCCGCTCAATATTTTCATACATCACAGCTTGCCGCGATTCATTCCAATATTCGACATCCCCGTATTCCATATTGTCCGGTTTATACTTCATATCAATGGGAGATTCCCAAAATTGGCTTGGTCGATGCTCGAAAGCTCCGATTCGTGATGAGTTTTTAGCTCTTAAATCTCTTTTAGCTGTAGATTTTAGATATCTTTCAATATCTTCTTGCGGAATATCATACATATTTTATCTTTCTATTATTATATTTTATAGATATTTGGACTTTCGTAGTTTTGCTTCTTTGCATTCAAAAATCTTTTGCGAATAAACTCTTTGTGTTTGTCGTTCAACGCATGGTTCATGAAACCTTCGAAAGTTTTTTGCTCTTCAGCAGACATGGTTAAGTTTTTTTGCTTGTGCCGCGATTGATAATTGTTTACTGGAGCCGAAAAACTATTTCTTCTTGTGTTATGTTCCATGGGCGAATCGCCTCCTTCTATTTCGGAATTGATCATATTTTCTAAATCTTCAAAATAAGCAGGAGAGAATTCTTCGTCACCGCGTCCCTGTCGTTTGTACTGCATCGATAATTTTGAAGATAATTTCTGAGCTAAATTGTAGGCTCCTTGCGAAAAGTTAGGGTTTGTTTGATCGAAATGATTAATGAAAGGGTTTCGCTCTAAAAATTCTCTATAGTTTGCATCTGCTTCCGAATTAACATATTGAGCAGTTTGTTGCTCAGATACATAACGGTTCAACTCTTCTTTTTCCTTTTGGATTTGATACTTTTTCAACTTCAATTCCATCAGAGCATCTTCTGCCTCTGTTTTTGCCTTCAGGTCATTTTCAGCCTCAGCAGTCATCTTTGCAAATTTGATATTTGTATTTACGAGCTCCAGCGTTGATTCATCTTTTTCCAGGGAAGCTTTTTTTAGCTCATTCAATAAACGTTTTTGCTCGTTCAATTCGTTGAGAAGTTGTATTTTCTCCTGTTCGAGTCGTGCCGATTTAGAAGGTCGACTTTTCCTAGATTCGTTTTTTTCTTGAGAATCTTCTTCTGCACTTTCAAACAAATTGTGTTTTGCATTATCCTGTATTCCATCTCCGGACAATGTTTCGTTTAACGAGGTGTAGAAATCTATGTGTTCTTTTTCCATTTTTTTTATCCTTATGTATGTAAAAAGTCAGTCGGATCTTTAAAAAATCCTATAATATCCCTATCTTTGACAATAATTAAGCGGTGCGTCGAAGTATTTTTTTCTTGTGATCGAAGCAAATCATACACAACAAAGTCCCCGTACGAAGCAGTCGCGCCACAACGAAAGTTTACTTTGTCAAAACACTCTTTGCCCATTTTTATTATTTTACCTGCATAAATCGTATCTTCTTTATATTTTTCTGGAGAGATAAAATCAGCATATTCATTGCGATTTAATTCAGCTAAAACAACTTCGTTAAAAGCAATTTCAAAATCTGAGTCGCAATATTCAGAAAATAATTTGTCAAGCTCCTCTTGAGATCTTTTTTTCCGGTTTTGATTTCGCCAATCAGTTTCATCAAAAAAGGGAAGAGGCTCTTCAATTCCGTTCTTACAAGATGAAGAAATTACAGGGAAATACTTAACGATTGATGCCATTAAGAATTCACCAATGAAAATGGATTTCCAACTAATCCCTTAATATTCACGTCCTGAACTAAACAGATTGGATTATTTTTCGTACGAATTCTTATAACATTCGAGCCATCAATCATGACGTAGTCCCCAATTGAAGCTTCTGCCCCCAGCGGGAAACGATCAGTTGAAAAACAGCCTAAACCTAGACGAATTATTTTGCCAATCGTCCAGTTTCTTGCTCCAGAAGAATCTGGGTCTTTAACATTAAGAATGCTTCCATCCCAACTTTTTACTACTGTTTGGTGTGTTGCTGAATATTCTTCCAAAACTACCCAAAACTGGGCAGGTTGGAAATACTCAGTACCGAAAGCTTCCCTCATCATCTCATTCTCTTCTTCAGTTGTGCGAAGAATACGATTTTTGTTTTGCCATGCATTCTCTTCATAAAATGGTAAAGGATGATAAACGCCTAACTTGTGCTCTTTTTCGACTACAGGGTAGACAATATGGTTAGGTTTAGAGTCAAAAAACTCTTTAATTTTCTGAGTTCGATCCGTCATTTTCTATTGTGTCCTTATTGTTTTTTTTATTGGGTACAAAAAGCCTTGATCTGATGAAGTCTTCTAAGCCAGATTTCAAAAAGAAAATCTGACCGTATTTACCAGCAGGTTGTGAATGTATAAATTGATCTTTTTTTGCGCGTAAAGTGTGGACAGAGAAGCCAGTGTACTTTGCTGCCTCTTCGGCAGTTAGAAGAATTGGATTAAAATCGGATTTATCAGATAAACCAACTTTTTTTTCCATCTCAGTTATATCAATCATTTGAGACTCGAGGTTATTATTGTTATTATTGTCAGATAATAATAACAAAAAAAAATTAAAATGTATCAAAAAAATGATCCCAGTTTAGAAAATCAAAATTTAGTCGATGTTTTGGACAAAGATTATGTGAATGAACTTGGTAGACAGTTAAAACGTAGGACTGATGACGAATATTCAGCACGTTCAAACTTCATGGAAATTATTCATTCTTCATTGTCGGCATTAGGCTTAACCCAATATCAAAAGGGGAGAGGCACTGACTCAGGACTTGAATCAGACATTGTCGACTCGACATTTCTGCAGACATGGATTCAAATTAAAAATGAATTTGCTGCAGAGTTACTTGCTCCGTTTAAGATTGCAAAAACCGACATAGCTCATCGCAATTTACTTAACGCATCGCCCAATGGGAATGAGATGATTTCTCAGTTGGACGTTTATGCTCAAATAGTTGAAGAAGATATTAACAATAAACTCAATTGCGAATGGTCAGATTGGTTATTTGAAATTAAAAAGGCAATAGGAGCAGCATTTTTAACTGGTTCATCTATTAGTAAAGTCTACATGGATCCAGTAATAAACAGACCAGTTTTAAAGATGATTAGTCCTGAAAATATTTTAATTGGTGAACACGAAAGCTCGATAGAAAAAGCTCGCTGGATCGGTCACATTTATACTCTTACGGAAGAAGAGTTAGATATCTATCAAGCGAAAGGTGTTTTTGCGGCAGTAGATATTCCTCCCGATAATTCCTACAACGAGCAAAACACTATATCCATTTCTGAACTAGAAAATAGAATTTCAGGTATCGATAGTGCGGCAAAAGATAACGATACAATTAAAAATTATACTTTTGTCGAGGTACAGTTTTGGGAATGTGCAGCCAACAACGACGACCCTGCTATATTCACTGGTTCTGAAGAAACGGATTTCACATATTATCCTTACACAGCACATATCCATAAAGAAACTGGGACTGTTATGGCGATAGATCATGCATGGGATTTAGTTGATGGAGAAATTGTTAAACGTCAAACAATGTTTAAGATGACATTTCTTGAGGCTAATGATTTTTGGGGTATCGGTCTAGCCCAGACATGTATTGGACTCCACAAAACCGCAACAAATATCCTTAGAAATCTTACCGATTCGTTAGCAATTGCGAACTCTCAAACTCTTGTTATGTCGCAGAATTTAGCTCCTCAACAGTCAACTATAACCTTGAGGAATGGTGAAGTGAACTCAATTGCTTCGCCGAGTGCAGATATAAACGACGCTTTGATGAGGTTGCCTTTTGAACAACCTAGCCCAATGTATATGGATTTTTGGGGACAGTTAAAAGAATCGATATCAAAGATGGCTGGGCTTTCATCGGTAACTTTGCAGAACCTTCCACCTAACATGCAGGGGAATTTCCTTTTAGCTTTAATGGATAAAGAAAGCAAACCAATGTCTGTTGTTTTGCAAAATTTCCAGTTTGCTTTCAACCAAATGTTTAAATTATTGCACAAGTTGTTAAGAACTGAATGGGCAAATAAACCAATTGCTCCAAGAGTTTCACCTTTAACTTACGGTGAGGTTTATCACGAATCTATAAATATTATTTCTGCTCTTGATCCGTCAATGTCGAGTTCGGCTGCACAATTAGTCAGGATGCAAACATTGCTGGATTGTGCTCTTCAATCTCCGCAACTACATGATCTTTCGGCTGTTTATGAGCGTTTGTATAAAATTATGAAGATTGATAACTATAAGCAATTATTGCTTCCGCCAGAGGTTCTTCAACAACAACAAGAGCAGGCAATGCAAGCGCAACAGCAAGAACTTGCTGCGCAACAGCAACAACAACAGGAACAAAACCAAATTCTTATGGCTGACATTGAGAATAAGAAGATGGCAAATGAACAGGAAATAAACCTAAAATTTGAAAAACTTATGTCTGATAATGAATTGAACCGGTTGAAAATAATACTTGAGAAAGAAAAGAGCCTGAACAATTTTAGACTCCAGCTTTTAAAAGAAAAAGGTGCAGTCGTTAAACAGAAGAATGTTGAAATTGCTCAATTGGATAAAGCTAAGAGAGAATATCTAGTAGATAGTGCTGAAATGAAGGCAGCACATGGAATAAGTTTACCAAATATTCCTGAACCTAAATTAGAGAATTACGATATCGAAGACATGCCTTTGCATGTTGATGATAATAATACTGTTTCAGGCGAACCCAAATTGGGGTAAAATAAAACAAATAATAACAATAAAGGTTAATGAAAATGTCTAACCACAACAAAGTAGAATTTGCAACCAAAGAAGGTATTACTTATGAAACTTCTTTGACTGATTTCGCAAATCGTCATAATCTCACCAATGACGAATTTTTACGCGGCAGCGGTCGCACCCATCGCGCAACTGGCGGCAATGTCGAAGCTACTGGAACTATGCCAAATTGGGCTCAAGGAGAACAACAACAAGGCGCAAATACGGGGGGTAAAATTCGTTTTGAATGGAAGGGTGGTTCCAACAACAAACGTATTATTCGGAAAGATGGCGGTACAGTCATGAAGAAAATTTTAGGCTCACTTTATTAAAAAAATGTGCAAGGGGGGGGTAAGAACACCTCCCCTTTTTAAAAGGTAGAAAAAATGAGCAAAGAAACGGTAAACGTTCCAGAAGTAATAAAAGCTAAAACCCAAATAATCTCTGATATCAATAAACTTGGAATTAAAAAAGACATCACGATAAGCTATAAAGAGCGATCATTCAAGGGCAGATCGACTGAAATTATCGTTAAAAGAGTTGCGGAATTAATCGCAAAATACCATCTTTCACTTTCAAACAATATTCGTGAATTCAAGGCTGAAAACAACCGTTATTTCATTATTATGGAATATACACTGACTTCATCTTTAGATAATTCCTCCACTATGGGGATTGGATTAGGAGTAGGTGAGAACGCAAATCCAGATCGAGCAATTCAGAATGCTTGCACCTATGCCTTCAAACATTTTCTGACTCAAACATTTTTTATAGCTGAAGGTGGAGGTGAGGAAGAAGAGGAATTAGCAGAGCCAATAGATCCTGAAGAAGAAAAGAAAGAAAAGTTCAGAGCGGCGGCAGTGAGATTACGCGATGACATGAAATCACGATTTGATCAATCGCCTAACGATGTCGATGCAAACACAGAAATATTTCAAAGGGAATATCTCCCGAAAATTAACAACGAAGCTTTTCCTCAAGAAATTCGGGCTCAATGTTTTGCGCTGGCAAGGGCTAGAAATATTGTCACGCACACTGTCATATGAGTGAAGTTAATTATAGAAAATATCTCAAGAGGAGAATTGATGAAGAAATTAATTCTCTCCTTGAACTATTGGTGAAAGAAAAGAAACTTGAATCCATATATGAACTTCAGGGTAAGATAGTTGGCTTAAAGCTCACTTTAGTGTTTATGGCTGAAATTGAAGAACATTTTAGAAAAATGTTTGAGCCAAATTACGAATTGTAAAGTTGGATGAAATAGATAGCCCATTCTCTCCAGGCTTCTTCGGTTTTATAGACCTTTTTATCTGGGATAGGTGCATCCCTAAATTTTGGAAGTTGAATGAGAACTTCCACCCATCCCCACCAATTCTTAACTGGATAGGCTACTGGTATATTATCTTCTGGGAATGCTGCAATTAACAATGCAACCCAAGTTGAAAATTCAATGCCGAACGGAAGAGCTATAGTATTGGGAATTGCCACTAAGGTTTCACTGCTCCAAGTTGATAATTTATTTGATTTACCCCCATTTGGAAAAAGCCATTTAAACAGTTGGAACTGAATTTAAAGGATATGTATCTTCCCTGGTCAGATAACGAAAGTTGTGTATCAGATTCCAGGAAAACTTTACTTGAAGAAACAGAGGGTTGGGACTTTGGGTAATCATAATTTAGTATTTCAATATTGAGTGGTCCAGATTGGATTATATCTATTTCCATTTTTCGAATAATCATCTCAAGGTTTATCTGTGGATTTTGTTGAAATGCATCAAACAATTTTGTCTGAAAATAGGATTCAATCGGATATGAAAAATTATCATTTACGACGTTATACCCAACTTCGTGTGCCCATACTGCATAGGTTTGCGAACCAGAGTAAATATTTTGGTTAGAATCTGCCATTAAAGGATAATTTAATAGTTTCTTCTTCAGTCCACATGTTCTCGCCATTATGGTATCGTACCACAGGTTTTCGTCGAGCTTATAAATCACTGCATCAGAACATTCAGTTTTATTCCCTCGGGGGTAAAAGAACCAAATTTCTTGGAAATTACCTACGTATAATCCCCATACTTTTCCTTTGTAGTTTAAGTTTATATTATCAAAGAAATAGTTATGGTTAGTTGTATTTGGGATGGGATTTGCTACTCCATTGTATAAATAGAATTGGTCGTTACCGACCCAAACGAACCCGTTTTGATGAGTTTCGACAATACTGGAAGGAGAGAGAAGAGATATTTGTGGAGCTGCTTCGCCAGAAGTAAATCCTCCTCCAGTTGTGTTTGGCACAACATTAAACAATGTATCTATTGACCAAACCAACAATCCACCACGGAATCTTCGCGCAGCAAGAAGCTTTGAATTTGATACGGGAATGGTGTAGCAGCCTGTTCCAGTCCATACTAATGGTGATTCACCGTTATTCGAATACATGACGCCGTTATTACCAAAAGTAAAAATATACGGCACTGAAACTACGATTCCGCCTGCCGTAGTTTGATTTGCAAAGATGAACCTATCAGTAGAATTTGATGGAGCAAAATATACATTTGCAACTGTTGTTTGGGAAGGATTCTCTGAGTTAGGAGGTGCTGCAAAAATAATGACTTCCGAAGTTTCCTGGGTATCTTCTGCAAAAATTGTATACGAATCAACGCTAAATGTTAGCGATGGTGATCCAGGAGTAGGTACAACCCAGTCGATTGGAGTTCGATCAACTTCGTTTCCAATGGAACCATTCGGTAGAAAATCAACGTGTGACACGCCAGTATCTCTAAACAAAAAAACTCGCGTAAAATCATCAATTGCAACCTGGAACATTGCTCTAACGGGATATTGGTTACCAGTAATATATTTTTCGAATCCTCCCATTTTTCTTGGCTTGGAAGCGTAAAATCGACAGTGCTGCATATCTAAATATGTTTTTCCATCTAAAGGAGGTGTATCACGATTAGAACCTGGTTCAGTCTCAAAAGCTTGGTTGATATACCCATATTCAAGCGAATAAACGTCTGACATCACACACCTAACAAATCTTTTATGTACGGATACGGCTCTCCCGCTAGCTGAATGGAATTAACATTTCCAGTAACTGCGTTTACTCCATTACTATTGAATTCCAGTGTGTTAGTTCCATTAATAGACACTTCGATATTAGGTGAATTGAGAAAAAACCCTGTATTTGTTGCACTAGAGAAATAATACGGAGGTGAAATAGAACTGCCAGATATTACTTCTATACCTTGGGAAGTAATTGTTGCGCCAAGATTGGTATTATTAAACCCTAATCCTTCAGTAAACCAATTCGAGCCGTCGGTGTATATCATACATGATTGATTTTTAGAAATTGAGAGACTGGCTCCGTTATCAATTAAATTTGGACTTGTTGGAATTATTGAAATTAAACCGTTATCGACATATGAAGTGTTTTTTATAAAGAAAAAGAATCCATCATAAAGCGAACTTATTGAAGGAAGAGCAATTGAAGAAGTTCCCCCTACCCAATTAATAATTTGTGAAAGGTAAGTTTCATCGAGAGTAAAAGTTGAAGATTTGGTCACTACAAGCATGTTCTGGTTTAGTTTTGAATCTAAAGCTTTTAGGCCTGCCCCAGCTAATTCGGAGGCATTCGCGGCCGAAGTAGTTGAGCCCATTTGAAGGGTTGTCCATATATTGTTATTCGTGAGCACAACCTGCCAAACCGTTCCAGGAGATAACGTTACAATTTCATTACCCTCAAAACTCTTTATTTTAATATTTGCATTGGACTTATTTGAAAAAGTCGCAGCATTTCCAGGTGCACCTAAATTTGTATCTGGCAGATTAATTATTCCTTGGAACGAACCAGTTTGAATGATTATGGTATATGCGGAGAAATAATTGGTCGAAGGAACAAACGTTCCAGGAAATACCAATGTAGCTGATTGATTCGTTGTAGTCAGGTTTATAAGGTTGTAAAAAGAATACGCGGGGGTTACCCCGTTGTTTATCGGAGAATAAGGTAGAAATGCCATGTCTTTTTTCTTATTATTTTACTTAGTATAATAAGAAAAAAGACAACATGATACCCCCTATTGATCTTTCAGAAGATGAGATTTGTATTTTATTTATTGGTCACCTTGAAGATCTGAAACGAATGAATTTATTGGATTTTATGTACCTTCATATTCCTAATGAAATCTCATCAAATAAAAACCCATTTTTTGGCAAAAAACTTAAACGCATGGGGAAAATTAACGGCGCGGCTGATTATTTGATAGCTTGGGAAGGAGGGTATGGATTTATTGAATTTAAGACCCAAAAGGGTAAGCAAAACGATTCTCAAAAACAATTTGAGAAGGATTGCAAAGCCATGAATATTAAATATGAAATAGCCCGTAGCGTGAGTGATGGTATAAAAATACTAAGAGATTGGGGACTTCTTAAGCTAGTTAACTTCAACATTTGCTGATCGATCAGTTCTATTCATTAAATCGGTATTCAATGTATCTTGAATAGCTTGAGCTAAAGTTTCTTTGTAAAAGTTAATATAATATGAGTCTTTAAGATAAATATACATTTGTAGTAACGCACCGTAAGACAACACATCCATTAATCTTTGGGTAAAGTAATTTGACTGGTTAGTAGGACTTAATGGCTGATATAATTCGTGGAAAATGAATTGAAACCCAAATCCATCATAATTTGGTGAAAGATCTACCGGTGTAGGTGTTACAAATAGAGTGTTAACGTCTAGCTCGGAATAATCAGAGGGAATTCCATTAGCTTCATTGGTTGAAGTTACACTTTGGGCATATTCATTCAAACGATAAGTTAAAACATGAGCTTCGTTCGAACTTCTTGGGTCATAGAATGTTAGAGAAATAGGTCGAATATACAAATTGGGTAGCTGAATAGTCGATTGTCCTTGTCCCCAGGTGCCAATTAAAATTTTCTGCGTTCCAAAAATATTTAATCTTCTAGATAGATCTAATTGTGCAAGCAGAATGAAGTTTGGCATTTGATCAATCAAATCGGTGTCATTTGGTCTTGCAGAGATCTTGGTCATATAATCGACCAACCCATCATATGTATAAAGAGGGATCAATTAGTTATCCTCAAATTAATATAAAAACTAATAGGAGGCGGAGAGGGCGAGATAATATTAGCCCCAATTGAATATCCCGCAGGAAGAAAAAAAGAAATTGTTTTTTCCGGGTCGGTTGTAGTTGGAGAAATAAATTTAGCAACCGTCAAAAATTTCGTAGGGTTTGTAATGTAAATTTCAACAGGAACTGGTCCGGATAAAATACTTAGGTTTTTAACAAGATATGAATTAGTTTGACTGGCAAGAAGAGTAATATTTCCTGCTCCAGTGGGGGAAATTAAACCTCCATAAGTTGTTGAACCCGCCAAGATATTTTGTTGTACAAATTGATAATCAATTTTTATATTAATTACGTTACCTGTTGGAGCAATCGTTAAAACTTGTAACCGACCTACAGGTGATAAAATCAGCGGATTATCAAAATTGTTCAATAACAAAGTTGTGCCGGTAGGATCGTTTACAGAAAATAAAGATATTGTCGTAGTAGCTGGTACATAGTTTAATTTAACGGTAGTATTTGCATCTGTAGCGTTGCTTGCATATACGGATCTAATAATTAGAACTTTTGCCGCATCATACCCGGCTAGACTGTTGATTTGAATGTTTACAGTATCAACATCATTGTTATTCACTTGCGTATGTGCAATTGTTCTATTAAAAAATGCCATTAGTCTAATGTCCCTCTAGGAAAAGGTCTTGCGTTCATTACTGGTCTTGGATCACGGAATATGCGTGGTGTTTTACCAACTGGGTTTGGGATATCAACGTGGTCTTTATGGGCTAATAAACCTGTATTAACTAATGCATTTCCTGCCCATTGGTAAACTGGACGTAAGTCTTTATGTAGACATATCATGCCAGTTAAGTCGCACTGAGCGGATGGGGAAAAATTATCCATTGTAACGGATATTTTTGATGGACCGAAAATAGAGAAGCTCATTTTTTTTCTTATTATTTTATTAAAGTATAATCTTTTTTAACTTGGATATGAAGGCTTTTGAATCTTTAAACCTCCAAGATCATTGTTGCTTAGCTTAGCTTTTTGGAATTCCATCTCTGCTATGCCCATCAAAACTTGAGCCTGGTCAGCTCTTGATGATTTCAAAGCTAATTTATAAGCAAGTTCATATTCCAGGGCAGGAATAAATAACCGATTTATAGGTATTTCATCGCTTAAAAAGTTAACTGTTAATGGATATTTCACTGCTCGCATTAAACCAAAGTTATTATAGTTCGCTTCATTCGCATAATCTTGAATCAAAGGGAGGTCGGATGGTGCTTGATAAATATTAACAATAATATTTTGCTTCTGCTTTTCCAAAGAATAAAGAGTTGGGGAAGATTTATTTTCTCTTGCAGACAATTGCATATACGCTGATCGACCAATATTTGATCGATATATACTCTGTATATACTGTTCAAAATATAGTTCCCTTATATTCAGTGTGTTGCCCCCAATCTCACGTATTTGAAGATACTTAAATGCTTGAGGCTGATTGATTTGAAACCATTGAGTTGAAAGTTGCGAAGGGAAACCTATAAATTTGGTAGGGCGATCCATTTTATAAAGCGTTAACCAATTAGTCTGGTCGTTTGAACCCTCTAAAACTAATTGATATTCCGTATCTTTCGCGGAACATACTCCGAAAAAATCCGATTTATACGGACCATCATCCCAGTTAAAGTTTATTCCAATTGTTCCATTTGGTGAAGTTTGCTCGCAAGAAGTGGTGATGTTCTCATCGAAGGCAGCGGCCGGACTGCCCCCCGCTGACGAATACGGTATACCAGACCTTCTTCTTCCAAGAGTTGCCAGGTTAAAGTCGTATACGTCGTAAAATCCATCTGGCAGTTCATATCGAATCAAACCATTCTGGAATTTTATTAATGTCTGTGTTTCGTTAAATTGTATGACTCCTGAGTTAGCCCAACTCGAAAGAATACTATTAATTGAAAATAAAGCAGTTTTGATTAGAAACCCACCTATCTTTTCTGGTGGGATTCCAATGAGCATGCATGATTGATCTATCAAATCACGCGCTTTAATCGAATTAAAGTTATTATTTGGGTTAACCAAAGCCATTATTTACTTACTTTGCCGCCATTTCGTTTTACCATTCCTGCTTTGCAGTCCTTTTCCATCTTCCCACCATTAATATAATCTGGTGAAACCGAACCACCTTTTCGGAATTTCAAGATTTCCATCTTTCCACCGTTGTTTCCAAATGCATGGTTCATTTTATTGTTCAAATCTTTAACAAATGAACCACCACTTTCATCTGCACTGCAAATTGTTACTTTTTTCATAGTCATTATGAGTCTCCTAATTGAATAAAGATTGTAAATTAATAGTATATGAAATTTCTGCATCCTGTGTTTCGATGTACAGGTAGAAATAGTTTACTGGTTGTTGATAGTAAAAAGGGCTCGTCATCGAAGTAGTGAGGTTTACGAGGCTCGCATCCAAAGGAAAAGGATTAAATTCAGAAGCAGTTGTTTTGGAGTTGATATCCGATAACACTGAACCCTCAATTGTATACCGCGTCCCCCCAGTGTCAGTAGATAAAGTAACAAAATGAGAAGATTTGGCTCCATTCGATAATGCGATAGCCGTTTGACCTTTCGCGGCGAATCCAATACTAAACGAAGGGATCGCTACAAAATTAGACGCATACACACCATTTAACCCCGTATAGGCATTCACTGACTGAACGATAGTATCTCCTGCTACTATGGTTATTTCTTCCGTGATTGGTTGCCCAAAAACATTAAATCCATCCAATACAACATTAAAATTATCTACATAAGCAGCTCCTAAAGTAATAGTAACGTTTCTTGCATTACATATTTCTCCATCAATCGAAGGTGTAGGAACGATTAGATTTACTGGAGAAATAAATGGATACCCAGTCAATGTCTGGTTTGTTGGATATATTGAAATACCATTTGCAAAGAATGTTGGATTAGCAATCGGATAAGTGTAGCGATTACTAATTATATAATTATACATTAGAAGCCTCCCAATTAGTTGAGATTGGGGGTGCACCTATGACAACAGGAGGATAATTGGAAAGAACTGATACGCCAGGTTCCTCTGTTCCGTCTTGAGGTATGTTTTGATCTAGCCAATATTTTGGTAAAGACGTTCCGAATCCGAACACATTTTGGACTACAGTTAGATAGAAATCATTCAATTGTTCTTCTGTTATTTTCCCAGATTGAAGCAATGAGATCACAATTTGGGATGGATTAACTATAGGTCTAGGATTGTTTACAGGAGCGGAAAGCTGAACTAAAGGATTTGTGATAAATGCTCCACCTAACCCTGTCGGAGTGAAATATTCAGCGTTGCTTGCAGGAGCACCTGTATAACAAGGAAAGTTAAAATTATTTAACTGTTCTTGTGCAGTAGGGGTTGATCTCCTCATGGCTAAATTCATAGTCATAAGATTTGCAGATGTACCAAGATTATAATACGGCAGTTCTACTGAACCCCAAATTCCTACATACAGATTATATGGAGTGGTATCATTATTAGTAATTCTTAATTGATAAAGATCATAAACACATATCGGGGAAACCCAGACGCCATTTGCCGCGATTGAAATATTGTTTATATTTAATGTGCCATATTGACCATAGCGATCTATATAAGAAATTTTAATTTGTATGTTGTCTACGTTAACCCGAGAGGTTATGAATAGTTGGGTTGGGTTAGCAAACCTTAAAAATGAGTTTTCGCTATTAGCAAAATATTGTGTATAGCTTACTCCAGAAGAATTAGCTGGAGATATATATTTTGATAAAGGGAATTCTGATGTGGCTCCTGCACCCACAATCAATTCGTTAGAAGAATACGTCGTAATATTCAATACATCAGATGCGCAAACCCAATTTACTGTTGGAATTGCTTGTCCGATCCCTACTCCTTGGTTTACACCGAATTTTCCAGGTAAAGCAAAATCACCAGAACTTACATATCCTTCAGAAGTATTTGTTCCGACATTTGCTGTAGAATCGATAATGGAATCTAAAGCTGAATTACTGAAAATTTGACTCATTGTGACCAACCTTTCCAATTAGTAACATTGTTTTGTCTACCGTATACTGAAAATACGGAGGCTCCAAAGACAGGCGCATCATCCCCAACATACGCTCCATTAATTAATTGGTTATCGATGGGGTAGGTTTCTGTTTGGAAGGTATTTAATTGTTCAACCGTATTATCGATACCCCATATAATTTGAGTTACAACACTGTTGGATGGAGAACTTTGATTATTTGGACTCATTAGAAGCAAAGGCCTAGGACGACCCTCAAAATATCCAACATTCTTATTCCATGAAGCAGGGTAATAATTTAGGGTAGAAAAAAGAGTTTCAGAAGAAAATTCAACATCTTCTACAGCTTGTGGTCCGAGAAAGTCAGGAGTACTAGTTCTTTCCCGTGTAACAGAGATTAAATTTCCCGAATAACTACAATCAGTATAAAGTAGTTCGGCATAACCTGAAGTAGATAGTATGAAAGTACAATCATCTGCAAGAGGTGCTGCTAACTCGATTTCTGCATGTGTTAGGATAAATATGCCGCTATCAATTAATAATGTTTCAAGTCCTGTAGAAGTGAATGTTCTTCCAAAGGATATTTGGTTATAGAATCGGTCGAAACCACTAATATTAATTGTAAAAACAACAGCCGCGGAAACACTAACTTCTAAAGCTCTGGGATAATCAAACTTTATCCCTTTTACATTGTTTTGTATTTGAATTGGATTAGCGAAGTCAGTGAATGGAAAAATTCCTGTAGAGGTTTCAGGCAGCCCTAAAGTTGATAGTTCAGATTTTCCCAATAAATTAATAGGATAACTCTGAACTAAACCCGAAGGAATACCAGAGTTAGGAAATGACGTGGGAGATACATTTCCTTCGCGAATACCGTCCGGACGGTTAGTTCCTGAGAACGAATATGAATTTATTAAGTAGTCGATTTGATTTTGTTCCATTTTTTTATCCCTGCCAATCCACCCATCCAACCGAATATGGCTCTTCACCAATAACTTTCGTTATATCGTTCGGAAATGGGTCTGTACTTGTAATTGGGTTAGAGTTAAAGCTCCAACCGGCGCCCGAAACTGCCATCCAGACAGTGAGAGGGAAAGTTACGTCATCTGGATTTGCTTCCAAATTTAACCTTGGTCTAAGTAAATTAGATGTTAAGGTTACTGGATTAGCTGGATTTGGTGAATCGGGTCTTCCATCTGTACCTAAACTAAACTGAGTTTCATATGGAGTTGCTGACTGAGCAAAAAGGTATAGATTCGGCCTTGTAGCATCACTCATAGAAATTAATCTTACGTTTTCCCCTTGATTTGTGAATGGGAAGTCATAATACCCTTTTACAGTTACTGTTACAGTTAAAGGGAAAACATCTGACTCAATATAAATCGCAGTTATACTTCTGTATGGGCGAAGAATTGATGGATCTCCTCCAATCGAAGTGGCTAAAGAACCTTGTGTGGTCATTTTTCTGTTGTAAAATTCATAACCAGATACAGTTGCAAAAGAGTTCGTGGTCGCTTCTGGAGCAGAGATTGAAATACACCTTGGTACGTTAAGCTCTAAAAGATTATTCGCAATTGCAGAAACAGGATTTGTAATAAAATTAGATGCAATTGGGACGTATCCATTTGCATTCATTGTAACCGTAACGACATTTACAGCAGTATTTATAACTCCATCAAAAGTATATGGACGCGGTGAGCCCACGCCAACTCCCATTGACGTCCAAGCACCAGGCGTTTGGAAATTACCGACACTCAAACCCTGGATATAATCAGTTCCAGGGTTATCGTTTAAATCAATTATCATATCAATGGGATTGACAGCCATTTTAACTCCTAACCTAAGTTTTCGACTAAAGGTGCACGCGCGGCGTACATTGATCGCCAGTTGTCGAAACTTATTACCAAACGCATAAATGAGGAAATAATTAGTGACCAGTTTTGTGGATCTGGAGCCTGCAACGTTTTCAAAGTTTCGCGCATATATTCCTTGAATCCAATAATTCGTGTTCTGAAGAAATAACCATTAGGAATGATGAAACGGTTAGATTGAATTCCTTCTTTTGCATACTGCAATTCGTTAGCAGGGTTCAACTCGAAAGACGAAGTACCAGGCTTAGTTACTGAGTTCATTACTACTGTGGCTTGAGGAAGCATTGGAGGAGCAACGATTAAAAGTTTAAAGTGGTTTTCAGGAACTGGCATACCATTTGCAGCTTTCAGATACCAAAGTCTGCTCATCAATTTGTTCAAAGATTGCATATGAAGTGGTGAAGCATAAGGTAGAGTATTTGATTGAACGCCGTCAGCAATCGGGTGTACTTCAGAGAAGTAAGGTAAATTGTCCCAGCCAACTGTTGCATTTGTCCAACCTTCGTTTAAGACTTTTGCAGCTAATAAATTCTGTCGCAAAATATGACTTTGCATAAATGCTGTACCGTAAGCTGGCGTCATTTGCTCACGATACAAGTTGTCTGCGATCTGCTCTTCTGTTGGAGCGATTTGTAAGGTGTATTTTTTAACATAAAAATATTTTTGTCCGCGACCTTGAATCGTGTCGGAATATGATGCAGCACCCTCTGGGGTATATTGCGAAGCACCCATCATGGCAATTTCCGAGGTTACCTCATATGAACGTTCCGTTCTTAACATATCGGTGAACGATTCGTATTCTTTGGCTACCGTAGGATATACGTCCGTAAAACTTTCGAAGCCTGGTTGCGTAAGAGCGATGATGGTACTTGTGGTAATTAACTTCATTTGGTATTTCCTTTATTATTTTTTTTTTTAAATACTTATTTAAGTTGTTAGAGGTTGTACTATGGTAAAAGATTGCGCGTTTGTTGCGTCAATTCTCACTTTAACCTGGGGGTTTATCACAGGATTTGAACTTGTGGAGTAATCGTCTGGGTTGACACATCCTATTAAACGGGCGGAAATACGCGTTCCGTTTCCTAAATCATCAAATGCATTTTGCCAGTAAACCCCTGACAATCCATCCACCGCTGTATTTCCCATCGGGAAAGCTAGACTATTAACGGGATTTGGAGTTGGACTATTTGGCACATCAGGCAAATTAACTTGATAGGTGTTTAATGAAATCAGTGGGCCTTTTGTAAGGATGTCCTGATATTCTACAATTACGCCTTCATCATTGACCCCACCTGCCTGAACCTGGAATACTCCTTGTAAATCAACGCGGACAACAGCCATCACTTGTGTTTCTGGTTCAATTAAAGTTCCAGGAATGAAGTTTGTCGATTGTTTTATATATCCGGGTTGTCCCAAAGGTGTGTACTTGAAACCTTCAAAAACTCCTATAACTGGGGCATAAATCGTTTGAACTACTCCCGTCGGAAGCGGATAAACATATCCAGTTGGAGCTTGTGGAACATAATTATTAAATGAGTCGGGTGGAACGGATGCAACGTAGAAGTTTAAAACTGCCACGTCTCCAGCAAACCCGTACCAACCTCCTGTTGTGGGGAATGGAAACTCTTCGACGCCAGATTGGGCTAATGAAGAGTTGGAATGGCTATATAGAGATCGTAAGCCATAAGGTGAAAGAGCTGCCATAGGTATAACCTTTCTTATTATTTTTTAAGAAGTTAGAGGTTGAACAATTGCAAAAGATTGAGCGTTGATCGCATCAATTCTTACTTTAACCTGTGGGTTATAAACAGTCTTAGAACTTGTGGTGTAATCATCGGGGTTTACACAACCAATTAAACGGAAAGGATATGTTATTCCTAGTCCATTTGATTGAAACGGTAAGTTATTATCTGAATCAAAGTACAAACTTGACATTCCGTTTTCTCCAGTATTTCCCATCGGGAAAAGCAGAGCGTTCACTGGGTTTGGAGTTGGACTATTTGGCACATCTGGTAACGTCACTTGATAGTAGGCTAGCGCAGAAAGATAGGATTTTGTTAAAATATATGGTCTTTCAACGACTCCTTGGCCATCAGAACGCCCTGCTTGCACTTGGTATACACCTTGCATATCAACTCGAACCACAGCCATTACCTGCGTTCCAGGTTGAATTAAGGTTCCGGGAATGAAGTTTGTCGATTCTTTGATATAACCTGGCTGCCCAAGAGGGGTGTATTTAAATCCTTCGAATACACCGATAACTGGTGCATAAACCGTATTATTTTGACGTACAGTAGGATAAGGATAAACATATCCAGTTGGAGCTTGTGGAACATAATTATTAAATGGGTCGGCTGGAACGGATGCAACGTAGAAGTTTAAACATGCTACGTCTCCAGCGAATCCGTACCATCCTCCTGTTGTGGGGAATGGAAACTCTTCGACGCCAGATTGCGCTAAAGAAGAGTTAGAATGGCTATATAGAGAACGTAAGCCATAAGGGGCAAGAGCTGCCATAGGTGTAACCTTTCTTATTATTTTTATATTATTTTAATTGTATCGAAAAAAAAGTTGACGTGAAATAAAAAAAAGGACTACTACTTCGTTAACTTTTTTATTTTTATTTCGAAGTAAGTCGCCCTAGAAAGGTTTATTTGGCTGGATGAACCATCGCCATATTAAGCATAGTAATTTAAAAGTTGTGTTACAACATAAATCGTGTAACTATTTTACGGGATATAAAAAAGATATAAAAATATGGCTTATATTATTGAAATAATTGCTCTCGTTTATGTTTACTATTTAATCTTCAAATCGGTTGCACGAAAGTTAAAACTTCAACGGCGACGCAACTATTTGTACAATTTGACTATTATTCCAAAAGGGTTAATAAAACGACATGATTTACCGTTTTCTGAAAATATTAAAATTAAAAATTATTAAATTTTTTGAACGAAAAAAGTGTGAAACGAACCCCTTTAAATGCACGGGAAAAGTTAAACACCCCTATCAAAGAAATAAGAACAAACGTTAGTCTTGTAAAGCTTTGGTATAAAATGAAAGGTCGATCTTTTTGTTATCCTCGACCTTCTCCTCTTTAATATTAATTGGTAGGTCGTTCACCGAGCAAAGCATTCTTGCTTTGTCCGTCAAATCTATTACGTTCGAAGAAATATCCTCAATTTTTACTTTTTCAAGAATATCGCCATACATTTTTAATGACGTTAAAATTTTATTTAAGAGTGAAGGTGTTAACTGCTTTTTAGCTAATAAATTAAACGCTTTCTCATGCGCGACTTGAACATCGTGTAAATTTCTCATCCGCATTAAAAAGGATAAGTTAGCCTCCTCGAACATTCTATTTTCGAGTAATTGCATGCGCATTGAATCGATAAGCATATTTTTGGAGGCAGTCATTTATTACATCCCGTTAAATTTTGTTAGCCCGCGAATAGTTGAATATAGTACTTCGTCAAAGCATTCTGTTTTTAGTGACCATTCGAATTCTTCACAGAAATCAGCGTACTTTTTAAATATGGGGTGAGTTAATATTTCACGTTTCCAGACTGCAAAACGTTCAACTTCAACCCGGAAGTCTTTGTTATCACGGATAAAAGAATACTCTGGTGGGTCTACAAACAAGAAAATAAATGTTTTTTTACAGGCAATAGGTTTCATTTCCTGGTTGTTTTGGACTACTGACAATTTGATGGGAACGTGTACAAAGAAAGGGAAGATTACATTATCGATTTCGCCTTCTAAACCAATGGGACGATAGTTCATTGGCTCGACATATATTCCTTTATCAATTCTACTTATCAAGTGAGCCATGATTTGAAATCTTTGTTCTTTTGTAAATGCTGGCGCATTTTCGGCTACGTCTTGTTTATATTGATTTTCTGTTATTTCAGGTTTCTTCGACATATTTTCTTCCTATTATTATGGAAAAATAATATCACGTTTGGATTTTCTTACACTAGAAAAAAAGATAGTAGGGATTTTTCCCTACTAGAGCTTTACAGCACAAGGTGCTTTGTCGATACAAAATGATCATAAAACAAAATATCATGCTATGCAAGATATTTCTTGAACATTTTTCAAACTAGTTTAAAATCACTCTAGATAATATGTTTTTTTTAAAAATAAGGAGTGTAAATGAACAGTTTAGGTTTAAAAATATCATCTAATTTCGTTGCATATTCTCTAATACAAAAGGGGGAAGAGAATAAATTTCTTAGCACTGGTATACACATGTTTAAGGCTAATGAAGATCCAAAGCTTGGAGGTTCGCTTCAAATAGCCCGTTCTGGATTCAGAAGACGCCGTGCTTGGTTGAAGCGACGAATAAAGCGGTCGATTAATATTAGAAATATATTCAAAACTTTAGGAGTTTCTACTTCTCCTAGTTCTGAAGAACTTAGAAAAGTTTGGGATTTGAGAGCAAAGGGATTGGACGAGAAACTTTCCATCCGTGAACTTCAGATAATCATAGTTTACATGTCAAAAAAACGTGGGTATAAGTCCAACCGCCTTTCTAACTCACCAGCTAATGAAAATGGGAAGATCCTCGAAGCTATTGCACGAACTAAAAACGAGATTAAAGAAGCTGGGGCTCGTACTTTTGGTGAGTTCCTGAAAGACAAACGTCAGAAGCGTAATCGTAAAGGCGAGTATTTGTTTTTCGCTGACAGAGAGATGATTGAAAATGAATTTGATTTGATTCTTGCTAAACAGCTTGAGTTAGGTTTAGAGGGCATAACTGAAGATCTTGTTGAGAAGATTCGTGAAGTATTGTTCTATCAAATTCCCATGAAGACTTTAGGTCACTTTGGTAAGAAATGTTACATTTACCCAGAAGAGAATGTACTTCACCGCGATACTTTTACTGCCAATATTTTTAATCTTTTGCGCAAAATTAATGACCTCAACATTTATCGATACAAACCTGAGTACGAAACCTACACACTTAACACTCGTCAGATCGGTGAGATTGTCCTCAAGGTATTTGATAAAAAAACTTTAACATATAAAGCTCTTAGAAAGATGTTAGGTCTTTCCATAGACTGGATAATTAATATTGAAGAAGAAACTTTAGATAAATCTTTCTTTAATTTCACTTCTTTTCATGACTTATATCCCATATTCTCGAAAGTGGCATCATTTCCTTATGTTTTGGATAAGGACTCTCCTGAAGATATTTTAGATAACCCGAAAGCGATCAAATTCTATGACGAATTAATTAACTGTTTAGCCATTAACTTTGAACGAGATGAGTTACTGCATGAAGTTATTAAAGTCTTTGAAGACAATGGAGTTTCTGAATTTTTGGATCTTTATGACAAGGAAGAGGATGACGAGAAGTTTGATATTTATGACATAGTTTCTTTAGAGAACTTCACTACTATGCATTCTCTTTCAAAGAAGGCCATGGAATTCTTTATAGAGCATTTCCAATATGGAAAAAGCTATGCAAGTATTTTCAATGAACATTTCGCTAAAAACTCTGGTCTTGAAAAGTTGGTTAAGCTTCCACGTTTTGAAGAAACTAACAACTCTGTCATTAACCGAACTTGTGCCGAAGTACGTAAAGTTATTAACGCACTTAAGCGTGAGCATGAGATTGATGAAATTTATTTCTATTCAGTTCCTGATTTTGGATTAAACATGTCTGACAGACGCCGATTAGCTTTCCTTGAGCGCGAACATAAGAAGGTCCGTACTTCACTGGTTGAGCTTTTGAAAGAGATTTGCATTAACGATCTTTCTGAAGAAACCATTCAAAAGGCTGTGCTTTGGAAAGAGCAAGGTGAGCGTTGTATCTACACTGGTAAGTTTATAGCCCCAGATTTGCTAAATACTGATCAAGTTTCTATTATTAATATTTTGCCTTATGGTGCTACTTTTGATAATAGCTCTGACAACAAGGCTCTCATTTATACTAATCATGACATTAAACGGAAGTCTAAATCCTTAGCTTTGTTAGCTAAAACAGACGAAAGGATCAATGCAGCTACATTCTTCTCTGATATTCAGAACATGTATAACGACAAGGTTTTGAGACATAAGAAGTATGAACGATTGATGACCCTTGAGTTTGATGAAGCTGAGTTAAAACTAAAGAATCGTATGGATAACAGAGTAGTTAACCGAAGAATTATTAACCACTTCTCTTCATATCTTGTCCCACGCGAAAATGTCTTTTCAATTCGCAACAGTGTTGTTGATAACCTGAAAGAATATTTGTCTCTTAATCAATTAGAGTTTAAAGATTCTCGAGATAAAGTTGATTCAAAATACGAACATATCTTGGACGCAATGATTGTGAACTTCGCATCCAAAGACCTTCTTGAGAAGTCAGCTGCATATTTTGATTCAGTTGATAAGACGCAGGATTTCACTTATTCCGTGAGTTTTGTCGAGGAGTTAGAAAATGCAAAGATAAACCGTATGATTTCATGTGACGCTTCAGGTTCTTTGCATGGTAGCACGATTTACAAGCTCCCTAAGAAACTTCGTCACAAATACAAAGAAAATGAAACATTCATGTTATCAGTCAATGAATATTTGGATGAAGAGAACAGAATAATCAAACGTGTTCCACTTGAAACTATTGATAAAAAGAGCTTGAAAAATTTAGTGTGTAAGCTAGATCCAGGCAAACATTTATATTCAGAAATCGTGAAACGTTTAGATAATGAGCCAGATCCAGAGAAGGCTTTTGTTGCCCCTATCTTCTTGAATGATAAGTTTAATCATCCAAAAAGAGTTAAAGAAGTTGAGATTTTCGTTGAAACACGTTCTGGAATTTTTAAACATCAGGGGGTTGCTGCTAACGGTGACTTCATACGTTTAGACTTGTTTAAGGACACGGATGGTAATATTTTGAGTTGTCCAATATATGCAATGGACGTTATTCGAGGTAAGCTACCTAATTTCCATATTACTGAAGATGGCTATGAACCGCTGAACTATACTCATAAGTTTTTGGCATCAATTAACAAAAACCAGAAGGTACTGTTTACGAAGACTAAGAAAGATTCGAAGATGGAAATCACTGGTTTTTTCCTGAACTACAACCGTTCAAACAACGGCGTTCTGCTTACAGACATTATTGTTAAGACTTATAATCATCAGGGTGTATTGCAGGAAAAAGTAAGCATTCTTGAAAATGTCTTCTACTTGAAATCAGTTGATAATGTGCAGGTATTCCACTACGATATTCTAGAGTCTAAACACCTCATCGACTTTAAGGGTAACCAACCTCAATTCAAATAATTGCTAGTTTTCCCCTTCCTTAATAAGAAGGGGTTTTTTTCCTTGTTTGGATAAACACTTAAAGTATGGCAAACATTATTTATTACTCTTTTAGCAAATTTAAACATTTTAGATCCCCTTAGTGACATGTAAACGAATGATGTTCCTTGAAGGGTCGTTCGAGCTTAACGTCTTTATCTGGGGCGGAAATCACCGTCCGACAAATCGTTACCCGGGACTTCTTAGTATTCTTCTTACTCATTCTTTTCCCATCAGCAATCAAGTTCTCTCTGAGCTCATATGTGTTGTGGGCAACTAGGGTCTCAAGCATTTCGTTGTCGATTTCAGTCATCTTGAACGTGTTTATGAAGTTTTCATATTCAAATTCATACTTGATTAAGGTATTAAAATTTTGTTTAAAAACAATCCCTATAAACACTGTCTTTGGATAGCCTTGAACGTCAATAACCCCAAACCTGATAGATACTTCTTTGAAGTGAAGATACTTGCCAACCAAACTCATATAATCTTTAGGAGTAAAGTTCACATCCGGGTTATCAGTTAAAAACTTTTTTACATCCATTTCATTGTACATTTATTATTCCTTTTAAAATATTTCCTATCGAGAACGCGGACGAGATATGATTTTTCGCGCGGCGCTCCTCGTTACTCATCTCATCAAGGCGCTGAGCATTTCGAATCCGATTCTGATAGTTCATTTTACGCAGGTAGTTTTTGGCTATGCAAGCGCAAAAGTTGAGGAAATGCTGATCGTTTTTGAATTCCTTATCTTTTATCTGCTGAGAAAACGTATTAATCACATAGTCGAAGGTTCGTTCAACTTTCGAGCAAAATGAACTGTAATTTCGTTTAGACCATGCGTTTTTAAATCTGATTTTCAAATTGTCCAGGTATTCTCGTTCGAGATGTTTATACTGCCAAGCCTTCTTCGGGGCTTGGAAAAGGTCTTTGTAGTATCGTTTCTTCTCCTCTAAGCTTTTTTTTCTCAAAACATATTTAAGAGTTTTGTTTAAATTTATAAATTTAATTAACTGTGCGACAAATTCATTTTTGTTATTCACAGCCTTGTTTTTACTTGGCTGTCGCAGCTTCATAACGTACTTCGGAGCAAGACGGGTGATCTTAACTTTGAAGCCATTTCTTATCTCAACAGTCTGAGTTAAATATCCTTTTGTAATGAGTTTTTGGCAGTATTCAGAAATTGTCTCTCGAGGAATGCCAATTTTCTTAGATATTTCCTGGTAAGATGGGAATTTAAGTGTCGAATAGGCTTGGTAAACGTATACCATATACAATTCCGCGACATTAATTGTCAGATCGGCTGGGATTTTAGCATTAATATAGACTCCTTGAGTTGGATTAGCGTATTTTTCTGCTAATTTTATAGCAGTATGCGCTTTTCCATTGAAAACCATAGAGATATACCCTTTTTTCTCGAGGTCATGGAGGTGTTTTTTAACCTGGCTAGTCAGTTGAGTCTTGGTTTTGCTCATATTCCAGCGTCTAGCGAGCGAAACTATAGGAATTACTCCCTGAAGTTGGATCATAGAAAGAAAAACCATGATCATTCGTTGCGTTTTAGACAGATTTTTGTCATTTAGCAAACTATTTTCAACGAATTTGAATTTTTCAGTTGACGAAGTGTTATGAAATGGTTTAGAAGTCATGCAACAACGCCTTTCTTCTTCTGCTGCTGCTGCTTCTTGTTGTGCTTCTTGTTGTTAAGGTTCTTCTACTTGAAGTTCTTGTTGTTGAAGAAGTAAGGTTTAAAGCTTGGCGGCTAATATGTTGTAAAAAAAGATCTTCCACCCTTAGTTTAACTACTGAGGGTTTTTTTATCTCTATATTTTGATTACAAGTATATAGCATCGATTTATTATTCTTATTTATAATATTTATAATATTGATAAGAAAATTAACTTTTCTCATTTTTCCTGTTGACACAGGTTCGATAAATTCGTTATATTCAACTTGCATTAAGTTTTCCTCGATTCTAACCAGTCGGGGAATTTTCTTTTCCACGACCTAATTTCAAAAAAAAAGTTCAGAAATATTGTTATCAACCCAGTTTGATAAAGTCAAGGATATTAATATGCGTTACGGATATATTTTGAGTACTAGGTTACCGAAGGATGCATTAGATCAAGAAAGAGTCTTGAAGGGGTGCGACTGTTACGAGATTTTAATTGAGTCTTTAGAGGACAATTTTTACTTACTTAGACGGTTCATTGCGAGTATGACACCAAAAGATGTTTTGATAGTATCACGAGCAAGTTCATTAGGTAACACTGCTAAGCAGATTATCGAGCATATTACGTCACTTCTAGATAAAAATGGGCACATCATATCTATGGATGGGTTGTTAGATTCCCGCAAACCTGATTTTAAAAAGCAGCTGGATGCTATGCTTGCTTTGGTAAACCAGATGCTGTATAGAAAGTTCGTCTATGCAAAAAAACCGAGACCTAAGAACTTAGAGCGTCTTCGTTACGCTTATAAGACGTTAGAGCGACTTCCCATATTAATTAGAATGCTTAAAGAAGGTCAAACCTTCAATTTTATTTCATACAAGACTGGGTATGATATTAAAACCATGCAAAAACTCATCCATCATTTAAAAGAAGATGAAGATGGGTTAATGGAACTTTACAAAACTTTCTTAGCAAGGAAGAAGATGTTTAAAAGGTAAGAAATTCTGCAAAGTAGGATTTTCAAACTGACCCATTTTTTTACCCTCACTAGTATGATTTTCTCTTGACTGGTTTCAATTCTATGATATATTGGCGAAATAGTTGTTGTGTTACATCGTAAATATGTAAAAGCTAAGCCTTAGCTTAGCGAGACAGCCTGGGTGGGACTTATCCCACTTGGGTTGTTTTTTTCTATTGAATCCTTTTTTTCTAACAACTATACTATTTATGAAACTTTTTTATTCATTCTGTTTCAATTTACGATCTCCTCAACCCCAGTTTTTCAAATTTCTGGGGTTTTTTAATATCTTTGTTTAATTTTACGCTATAACGCAATTATATGATCTAGAGATATCGGAAGGTAATATACCCGCCGAAGTTTATTACTGCAAACCCAACTGGTTATACAATATAGAGATTTTAGTAGGTAATATACCTTCTAACATCCTTCATAAAGAGCTTTCACAGTTTTACGATATAGATATTTTAGTAGGTAATATACCGGGGGTCTTGGTGAAGTGAACTCAATTGCTTGTTATACGATCTAGAGATTTCAGAAGTTCAAATACCCCCTCATTAGTTATACGCGGGTCGATGAGTTATACGATCTAGAGAAAGTAGTAGGTAGTATACCCATAAAATGCGGATATATGTTACCACCTAGGTTATACAATCTAATGATTTTAGTAGGTAGTATACCTGAAGCCTTGAACTTGTCTCCGTCACTATGAGTTATACGATATAGAGATTTTGTTAAGGAGTATTCCCTATAAATGGATCATTACTAGAGGAATTGATTATACACTAAGCATCTTGTCCAGATTTAAGTGGGTCTACGTTAATCTTAATCTCAGGGTCGTGAAGACGTTTAGGTACACCTAACGAATCCTTAATCTGAATACTCTTGTCATGATATTCACTAGCAGCCTTCTTGGATTGATTAGATCCCCATATGCACACTCCCGATATCATGCCAAACACAACGCCTAGCATGTTAGCTAATCGTGCTTCCATGAAACCAGCTGCACCTATTGCTGACACTAACATAGATCCAAAAGTCGAAAGTGCTCCTAACACACTAGAACAAACATTAATTTTATGACAACAGCTGGCACTATCCGATAAACTCTTTTCTTCTTTTATCAGATCTTCAACTTGATTCTTCAAGTATGCGTGCCTGTCGAACAACGTCTTAGGGTCAACCGGATCAAACGAGTGCATCGACTTCGGACGGGGAGAAGAAGGAATTGTCTCGCTTGACCTTCTTGTTTCTTTACCTGGATGTTCGGGGACTAACTCTTGTGAGTCGAATGGCTCAGCAGCTGCTAAAGAAGTAATGCATACCGATAAAATTAAAGGAGTAGTCTTCATTTGGGCCTGTATTATTATTATTCGAACCAATAATATTATACCACTAATTGAGATATTGTTTTCATATTTAATCCTCGTATCCTGCGTATAAAAATCGTCCCTATAGCTTCATACTAGCAGACAGAAATTTTTACCTACTGAATTATATAAATCGTAAGTTATAAACTTTATTTGAATATGCGAGTCTTACCTACTGAGTCATTGCCCCACAAGACTGCACCTTCTTAAATATTCATAGTACTTACTAAACAATACAAAAGTTATACTTTTGTTTTACACCCCATAAGTTTTATCCCTATTCAACGATTAATCATACAAATAATGTTCATGTTGTTGTACTGATTTATAGTCAACCCTGTAAGGTCATACAGTTCAAAAAGAATGCTCAAATTTTACAAAACAGGATTTATAGTCATACATGTAATTACTTGAGATTAATTAAAACGACTTTTCCGTCTCTATATAGCAATAAATGTACTTTACTTGAGAATACTTTTATTAGCTATACATGTTAACTCTTTATATCCAGGTTTTAATGTTAGTATTATTGATACAATATTTAAAAGAGGTGTTTATACTCTTCATACGCTTGAAAATTAAATGAAACATTAATAGGAGACTATACATGACTTCAAAAAAAGTAATTGGTATTGACTTAGGAACTACAAACTCGTGTGTTGCGATCATGGATGGCAGTCAGGCTAAGGTGATTGAGAACACAGAAGGACGTCGCACGACGCCATCGATTGTTGCCTTCACAGAAAGCGGCGAACGTTTAGTGGGTGATGGCGCAAAGCGTCAAGCGGTAACGAACCACGAAAATACATTCTTTGCGATTAAGCGTTTAATCGGACGTCGTTTCGAAGACGAAGCTGTGCGCAAGGATATCGATCTGGTTCCTTATAAAATTGTAAAGAGTGACAATGGTGATGCGTGGGTGAAATCTCGCGATAAGAATTACAGCCCCAGCGAAATCAGCGCATTCACATTGATCAAAATGAAAGAAACTGCTGAAAAGTTCTTGGGTGAGACGGTGTCTCAGGCTGTGATTACAGTGCCTGCGTACTTTAACGACGCTCAACGTCAAGCGACTCGGGATGCGGGTAAGATTGCAGGATTGGAAGTCTTGCGTATCGTGAACGAGCCAACAGCTGCGGCATTAGCGTACGGCTTGGATAAAAAAGAATCTGGCGTTATCGTGGTATACGACTTGGGTGGTGGTACGTTTGACGTGTCTATCCTTGAAGTCGGTGAAGGTGTGTTTGAAGTTAAATCCACAAATGGGGATACGTTCCTGGGTGGTGAAGACTTTGATGGGCGCATTGTTCAGTACTTAATTGATGAATTCAAAAAGGAAACAGGCGTAGATATTTCCAAGGATAAAATGGCTTTGCAACGCTTGAAAGAAGCTGCGGAAAAGGCAAAGATTGAACTGTCCAGCAGTATGCAAACTGAGGTTAACTTGCCCTTTATCACGGCTGATGCAACTGGTCCAAAGCACTTGAACATCAAGCTTTCCCGTGCGAAATATGAGACATTAGTGGATGATTTAATCCAACGCACCATGAAACCATGCGAGAAAGCTTTAAAAGATGCGGGCTTAAAAGCTTCAGATATCGACGAAGTTATCTTGGTTGGTGGTATGACACGTATGCCCAAGGTGATTGAAGAAGTTAAACGCTTCTTTAACAAAGAACCTCATCGTGGGGTGAACCCTGATGAAGTTGTGGCGATTGGTGCTGCGATTCAAGGCGGTGTGTTAACGGGTAATGTTAAAGACGTTGTGTTGTTGGATGTGACGCCATTGTCATTGGGTATCGAGACATTGGGCGGTGTGTTTACACGATTGATTGATCGCAACACAACAATTCCAACCAAGAAAAGCCAAACGTTCTCTACGGCTGAGGACAACCAAACAGCTGTGACAATTCGTGTGTTCCAAGGTGAGCGTGAAATGGCTGCGGATAACAAAATATTGGGTCAATTTGATTTGGTAGGATTGCCGGCGGCTCCACGCGGAATGCCACAAATCGAAGTTACCTTTGATATCGATGCCAATGGTATCGTGCATGTGTCTGCAAAAGACAAGGCAACGAACAAAGAGCAGCAAATTCGCATTCAGCCCTCAGGTGGATTGAGTGATGCCGATATCGAAAAAATGGTGAAAGATGCCGAAGCCAATGCCGAAGCTGATAAAAAACGCCGTGAATTGATTGAGGCTCAAAACCAAGCGGATACGTTGTTGTATACGACTGAAAAGACGCTGAAAGAGCATGGCGATAAGATTTCTGCAGCGGACAAAGACGCCGTCGAAAAAGATCTGGCTGCGTTGAAAGAGGTTGCAAAGTCTGAGGATCTGGAGACAATCAAAGCTAAAACAGACGCGTTGATGCAGTCATCGATGAAACTGGGCGAGGCAATGTATAAGGCGGCTCAAGAGGCTCAGCCATCAGCTGAATCAGGAGAAACTTCAAAAGACGATACCGTGGTTGATGCAGAGTTTAAAGAAGTCGACGAAGACGACAAAAAATAAGACTTAAAGTGATAAAGCTCCGTGTTCAAAAGTGGAAACTGATTGAATGCGGGGCAATTTTTAATTATGAACATATTTGAGTTTCTGTTGAGGAAGAAGAATGACATCAAAAAAAGATTATTACGAATTGATGGGAGTTGCTAAAAACATTTCACCAGAAGGGTTGAAAAAAGCGTATCGTAAGCTGGCAATGAAATACCACCCCGATCGGAATCAGGGCGATAAAGACGCCGAAGCAAAATTTAAAGAAATTAGCGAAGCATATGAGGTATTGAGCGACGAACAAAAACGAGCAGCTTATGATCAATATGGTCATGGTGCCTTTGATGGTAGCATGGGTGGCGACGCAAGCGGCTTCTCTAACTTTTCAAATATTTTTGAAGAGGTTTTTGGGCGAGGGTTCGGAGGAACAGGTGGGCAACGGGCTCATTCTCAAGGACAGCCGGGATCTGATTTACGATATGATGTGACCATTACCTTAGAACAAGCTCACCAAGGAATGTCTGAAAACGTATCCCTACGTAAGAGCGAAAAGTGTAGCGAATGTAATGGTTCAGGGGCTTCTAAAGGTACTAATTCTTCAACCTGTGACCAGTGTTATGGCGCGGGAACAATGCGATTCCAACAAGGTTTTTTTACTCTGGAACGTATGTGTACAAAGTGCGGTGGAGCAGGTCAAACGATAAAAGATCCCTGTAAACCCTGCGGTGGGTCTGGACGAATTCAGAAACAAAAAACAATCTCAATCACAATTCCCGTGGGTGTCGAAGATGGTACGCGTTTACGTGTTGCCGGCGAAGGTGATGCCGGAATGCGCGGTGGACAAGCGGGGGATTTATACATCTTTATTTCTGTAAAACCTCATGAATTGTTTATTCGACATGGCGACGATATTCATTGTCAGGTGCCTATTCCCATGACTACTGCCGTGCTGGGGGGTGAGGTTGAAATTCCAACAATTGATGGAACAAAAGCAAAAGTGACTATTCCTGCGGGATCACAACCAGGTGAGAAGTTAAGGCTAAAATCAAAAGGAATCAACGTAATGCGTACCACCCGACGGGGGGATATGATAGTTCATGCAATGGTCGAAATTCCCGTGAATTTAAATGCTGAACAGCAAAAACTGATGAAAGACTTTAAGGATTCAGACAAAGGTAAACCTAACGATCATCACCCAAAAACAAAAAGCTTTTTCGATAAAGTCAAAGGGTTTTGGGATAATATGAAGAAATGAGTTGGGTGTAGTCAAACAAACTGAAGTTGCATCATTAGATCATTTCTGAAAAAGAATCTTACTCTAGCATAGTATGTTATACATTTAGTCTGCTTCTTGTTATACACTTGTTCGAATAGATGACGTACTTCTAAAAAAGACGTGTAATAGACATACCCTTTCCAGATTAGAACTTACTTGAGTAAAGGTCATATAAATATTTGACATGTAGAAATACATACAACTGGTTTCAACTTATTGCGTTATACAATTAGTCTAACTCTAATTGGTAACATAGATCTGAATTCATACAATACATTTAGTTATATTAATACACTTTGTAATAATACATATATTTTCATACAGTACCCCATTATACAGATTTTAGTTAAATAAGGACTCAAGCATGTACATTTTAATATGCCTGTTAAATTATACAGATCACTGCGGCTAACCGTCATACAAATGTAAATAAAACTCCATTATTATATAAAAATAGTAGGAAAGATGTGTCTCAGACATACAGATTTAAGGGAAAAACCGCATGGATGCTGGCGGGATTCGGGTCTTTGGATTATACTTAAAAAAATCCTGGGTGTGTGAGGGGGGACAAGCGCGTTACGCGCAAAGCGAGGGGGGTCAACTCGGAATTCCCAGCATGCTTCGCCTTTTCTCACCAAACCCTTTTAACAAAAGTAATAATGTCATACGCTTAAATTTGTTTTACATATTCTTTATGATCCATCCTACACCATACCCCCTACCATTTATTCAATAATTACAGAGAGTATCCCGATTCAAGATGAACATTATACATCCACTATCTTTATAATCTTTTTATTTGACTTTGTAGTAGTACTACCAATACTTTAGGGATGATAAATTATATAGGAGTACAAGATGAAGTTTGGCTATGCACGCGTATCAACAACGAACCAGGATTATGAGATCCAGTTGGAATCCCTTAAGTCATACGGATGTGAACGAATCTACGATGAGAAGATAAGTGGTAAGACGAATGAGAGAGAGCAACTGCAGGCATTACTGTTAAGCCTACGCGAAGGTGACATAGTGGTGGTGTATAAGTTAGATCGTCTAGCAAGAAGTCTTAAAGGTATGTTGGAGATCGTGGAGACTATTAATAAGAGAGGCGCAGGACTTGTGTCCTTAAACGCTGGAGACATGTGCGATACCACAACTGCGATGGGCAGAGCATTCCTTCAAATCGCTGGCGTGTTCGCAGAGCTGGAGCGAAGCATGATTGAAGAAAGAACTAGTAAAGGACGTGAGGCAGCACGCGCGCGTGGCGTAGTGTTTGGGAAACCTCGAGGCAGTTCAAACAAGGCGACCGCGGCAAAACTTGAGAGGATAAAGATATACCTTAAGGCTGGGCAGAGCTGGTCATGGATTGGAAAAGAGGTAAAATGCTCGCAAACACTGGTTAGTCGAGCGGCAAAAGAGTTGAAAGAAATAGAAGAATAGGGTAGGAAAGAATGTAAAAATAGGGTAATATATTTACCCTTTTTACTGCAACTACCATTCTATCACAATTAACTTCTCTATCTTCTTCATCTTCTTCATCACTAACTTCATCACTATCTATATTAGTTTATCGAATATCATTACAAGTACTAAAATTTGCATCTCTAGTGTAAGCGTAATCTGAATTTTCATCTATGTCTATCTCTGGTTTTTAACTTAAATCTGGCTTAAATTTATGGCTGAGTGTCAACGAAGTCATAAATTTATTATAATGAAAAAAACAATGTCATACGTTATCAATATATATTTTTTTATACAAACCAATCTAATTCAAATACTCTATAAAATAGATGTGGTAATGCAATACCTCAAATATAATTTTTCACTAGACAATACTATTATTAAATATATATTTTGTCAAAATGGAATCTCAAACATTCCAATACGTGAGTTTTAAAGTTAATTCAATGAAGAGGAAATGAAATGGAAGCAATTGGTTTCGCAGCACTATTTATAGGGTTATTTTGGGTTTTCATGCATTACACAAAATAAATATGAAAAGGCAATAGTTATATGTCTAATTTAATCAAAAAGCTACTCCTGACAGCATTTATTCTGTTAGGTTGTACAGTTATATACACAGAAGCACGAGATTACACTGATGAGAAGTTTGAAAAATTTTCACGTGAATGTGTGTTAATGTTAATAAAGCGTAAATATGCATAGAAAGTAATAAGAATAATAATGGATGAAGAAAAAGCATTGGATACATTAAATTTTTACAAGGATAAAGGCAGTGCGTCCTTAATCCTGATTACAGGTAAAAAGCAGAAACGTGAAGATCTAATATCCAAGTTTATAGATAGTGAACCAATATTTATTTTCAAGGCTACTCCTCAAACAACACTAAAGGATTTTGCAGACGAGTATTACAATTGGATTGGCTACGACAAAGGGGTACCGAAGAACTGGATGGATATGTTTTCAAAAATGAAAAATGTTCAGCTAATACCAGATATCAGATTAATATTTGATGAAGTAAGCTACATGGAATTCCCAGATTCTATGTTTATCCCATCTCTAAAATATGCTTGGGATAATATTTTCAGCGAGAACCCAGATTTAATCCTAATCCTTGGTTGTACCGATGAGACTTGGATGAGAGAACGAGTTTCTTTCAATCCTGCATTTGTAGGGAGGATCTCTCAACTCATAAGGCTTGAAAAAAATTAAACGTTAGTTATATGGATGAATAAATGGAAATTTCAGAAGACGAATATCAAGATAGATTAAAAAGTTATTCTGACGCCAAAACAATATGGGATTTAAGAGATTCGATAATTCAAGAAGGTGGAAGAATGGGTAAATTAATGGAGGAATTGAAAGCATTCGAAATAAAGGAATATAAAAGAAATAAAAAGAGAGAAGAAGAAAAAGCAGAAGCAGAAACGAGAATGAAAGAAGAAAGCTTTATCGCTATTTCGCCAAGTTCTGACAAAAAACAATCACTCAATGAAATTAGAGATCTTTTTAAGGGTCATTTGATTTGTGCTCTATTCGCAATAGAAATGAAATTTGAGCCTAAAACGCGTGATGATTTGAAAGATTCTATCATGAAATATTTATTTAAAAATTGTAGTTACTTAGATGAGAAATTTTACTCGAGATTCTCACACGATGAAAACTTTAGAGAAGATGTGATGAATTATTTAACTATTGAGTTTATGAACGTTTACCCAACAGAGGATTAGTGAAAAAAACGAATGTACTCAAAGATTATGAATGAAAAAGGGTTATACTCTAACGATCAAAAATGAATGAAAATGATCGCTAGTTTTATTAACGATCATAAATGAAAGTAAGGAGAAATAGATGGAATATATAATAGTAATCTCATGCGGAATAACGACCTCAATTATCGTAACTTTTATTTTTAGGAGAATGATCAATAAACGTTTGGAGAATTTAATGCGAGCATCAGAATCACTCGAAAGTTTACTAATTCAATTGGAACGCATAGAAAAAAGAAATGTACAATTTGATCAACAATTACCTGAAGTACTGCCTTATACGACGCCTAAACTGACTCAAACTGAAGGGCATACCATTCACAAGTCTGGGTTTATAAATCTATTTCATAGCTTGGAAGCAGGTATTTCTGGTGAGATTTTAAAGAATAACCCCACTAATAAGGAAGATTTATGGCTTGCGATTAAAACATGGTTCCGTAATCCAAAATGTTTCGATAAATATTTCGGAATGTTTAAAAATGAAAGCGAAGCTTTAATCCAGTCTGCAGCTCTGTACGTATTTGAATACTTTTCTAATAAATACTTTCCTGGAGAATAAACTTTATGGAATATACATTAATACTTTTTTTAGTATTAGGAATTATTTTAGCTAAGCGATATCAACTTAAAAAAGTTGAAGAACAACGTCAGTACAATGAACGTTTAAATAAAAGCCTAGCCTGGGATAATTATTTTATAGATAAACGAATTAAATGGAATGAAATGTATAATAAAATAGAAGACGAGCGCCGGCTGAGGGAGTGGAAATGCCCGGAAAGTCTAAAGCATTTGTTTAATACTGAAAATCAAAAAAGGAATAAACTTTAATCCATCATAGGGCAGGTTGACAGGACCTGCTTTACTCCCATTTATTCACTCCTTTATATTCTTTTTATATCCTTATTCTTTAAATTCCCAATAAACACTGGTGTTTTCGTCATAAATATAAAAGCAATTTTATTAGTTTTTTTAACCTACCTAGCATAATATTTAAGTGTAAGTTGAAAGGAATTTGAAAATGAATACAGTTTTAAAAACAATACAAAAACTAAAAATACCATGTCAGGTAAGCCATGATTTCATGCCGAGATTGAATGATCGCAACGAATATTCGATGACTCGTACTGAAGAATTTTTCGACGAACTTAAAATGGTGAAAATGTTAGCTTTGGACTTAAAAAGGACATTCCTATCCTTCACTTTATTTGAAGACGATCCCGAATTTGAAACAGTGATTCCATCTCTTTTGGAAAAACAATTGCAATCAATCTTTAAAATAAGAGCAAATATCGAACACTCATGGTTCTTGAACGATGTCGCATTGTATATGGTTGGAACTTTTTTATATATGAAACATATTATTGTGAAATATTTGCCCGAACGCGAGGAATACGATTTATCCCAGTTTTGCTTAGAATGTGCTGACTTTTGGGCAGACTTCCACAAACGTCTATGTGATGGAATATAGGAGGTTCAGATGAACTTAATTAAAATGAACTGGTTAAAGGTTATTAAGCGTTGTGTCGCAGAGAAAGACTGGCAATACGACTTAATGAAAAAATGTATAGAACGATTTGCACAAGTTAAAATAGAAGGATAGGAGTACGTAAAATGACAGAGTTAAAATTGAAAAAGCTGACAGAATTAGACAAAAAAATTATATACACTTGTGTAGGAAAACGTCCAAAAGGTGTGAGTTTTGACCTTATGGCTGAATGGTTAATTGAATATTATGGATTACCTAAAGAAGAAATATTTTCGAGTTGGAATGATATAAGATTGAGCGGTTTTAAAGCAAATACTTCTCTACTCCCAACGGCTTTAGTAAATTTCTTTAAAGTTAAGAGTGATGATTTGAACGATCCTACGCGTACTCCATATAATAAAATTGAGGTGAAAAGAAATAAAATAAACAAGGAAGAATCGTCATCAGATCTAGAGCTTTTGAGACGTGAGAATGCCGAGTTAAAAGAAAAGATTGGTAAGCTTGAACTTGAGCTACAGGCTAATAAAGTCCTAGGCGACAAACTATCTTTTCAATTCTAAAGATAGCAAACACCCCCTCACTTTGGAGGGGGTGATCTAAAATCTTTGCGTTTCTCTCGTGTTTAAAACAGTCCTAGAACTCTTCATTCTTTCGAAAACATTTTTAGGACGTTGTGGCTTTTTCATATCTCATTTAAACTTATCTCTAGAAAAATGGAAGTGGTTGGGATATATTCATAGTGGTTCACCCTTCTTCTAAAAATTCAAGAACTCACTTTTTAGTGGGGAACAGGGGTTTATATCCCCTAGGGTGAGCTTTCCTATATACATTTTTCACTTTTTAATACTAAAATAGTTTGCTATAGATTCTTTTTTAGGAGTTTTAAAATGAAACCAGTTGAAAATCTTTTATTAACATTTGGAATGTTCATAAGCCTTCTCGTCTTAAGTATTGCGAATGGAGCAAGTATTGCCGACCAAGACTCAACCATAAATTCCGTGACTTCAAGTTCAGACGAGTCAATCGAATTAATCAATGCGCAGAGATTAATATTAAGAGAAGAGAGATGGGTTTCAAACCATGATGGAAGTTTATTAACTCTTCAAGTACATGGTAGAGTCAAAAATTATAGAAAAATCAGACGATTCATAGATGAAGGTAAATCAAATCGAGCTATACGATTACTGAATTCTATTTCCACGAAAGACAGGATTGTTCTGCCGATTGATATTTTGATTTTGTCAGAATATTATACATTTCTAGGGAATTACGAAAAAGTATTTCACCTTCTTTTTCTCTTACAACAATATCCAGTACACGTCAATCAAAACACATGGCTTTATGCCTATAATTTACTTCAACGATTAGGGGAAGTAGATCTGAGTGTATTTTTTGAACCCTTCCTGCCCGAAAACGAACCACAAGATATTTTTGAATCTATCGAAGACTTTACACTATAAGGGTTAGGTCAAATATTTGTGTTTCAAGGAAAGAAATTCCCCGTTATTACGGGGATTTGACTTAAAATGGGATATCATCATCAATATTAAATGCAGATTTAGTTTTTGTAGATTTTACCACATTCTGTACTGCTGATTTCGCCTCCGTAATTTGATTTGCGCCTGCAACTTTGCCAAAAAGTATTATCGCTCCTCCAAATTTATTAACGTTGATCGCATACTTTTCTATCCATTCACCCTTTTGGTTTTTCCATTTCTTGTTAGAAAGATTTCCCCTTACCATTGCGTATGAGTTCAACCCTTGATTCAACAAATCATCCATTACTCCGTCATCAGAACATTCAATGTTGTGTACTTCTTCTTTGACTTTTTCTTCCCCTGTTTTTTTGTCAATCCAGCGATCCTCTGTGACAAGTTGGAATTTGCATATTTTGAAGTTGTTAAGGTCTAAAATTTCGGGAGTGGTGGCTATTCGCCCTGAAAGTATTACTAAATTTGTTGATTTCATTTTTTATTTTTTTTCTTATTACTACTATGATAAATTATTAACCAGGTTGAAGAAAATAGCAAGAGTAAATTATAATGACCATCGAGATAGGCAAGAAATTTAACAAAATTCTAGCATATGTTCCAATAACAGGCGCAATCGAAGAAATGGATGAAACATGTGCAGAGTTCATGGCATGGTGTAAAGGTGAAAAAATTAAAGTACACCGTCTTTTCGTTGAACCAAATTTAATCGATTACCCAATTCTTCAAGAGCTTAAGGAATATATTGAAGAAAACGACCTAGTTGTTTTACCAACCCTGGATGGTTTGTTTAAAACTTCTGGTGAGCTCTTAGAAGCAATACAAAATCTTTGTGATCGGAAGTGTAGCTTTTATACTCGAGACGAAGACTTGTTTTTGAATTTCTTTGATCCTTCTGAAAAGCAAAAAAATATTAACGAAACTACTCTTCTTGGTATTCGAAAAGCAGCAACTTTTGAAGACTCAATTAAACTAATTCGGATGCGTAAGGATTTATTGGATAGAAAGTTAAGCGGTAAACGCATTGCTAATCGATTCGTTTTGTCTAGGGAGGCTAAGAAAGAAATCGTGGCGCAAAAAAGAGCTGGGATAAAAGTTACTGAAATTGCCAAACACTATTGTATAAGTAACGACAAAGTTATGGAAGTTATTACGAAACAAAATAAAGCAGAATTGAGTTGTTGGATATAAAAAGGAGTCCCGAAGGACTCCTTAATTATACACCCAAGAATTATGACCAAATGGTTCATCGAAGGTTATCTTACAGCTTGACTCGCTAATTTCAAAGCAATTTCGCGCTGAATTTCTTCATATTCGTTATCTTCGGATATCAGAACATTAGTATTCATCATCAATCCTACAATTTCGATAGCGTTTGTAATCGTTTCAATTGCTACATTGACTGGGTCGAGAACTCCGTTCTCAAATAAATTTACTTGATTATCTTCCACGCTCTTAGTTGGATCAAGCATTTTCAAGTTATAACCCTTCCAAGTTTTCAAATCTTCAGAATTATTTTCTGGTAAACGAAGATTTTCATTGTAGTTTATGGTAATCGATTTGTACAAATCGTGCACAGTTTTTACAAATGCATTGCTAATTATGGACTTTAAAGAAGGATATTCTTCTTTTAGCTGGTTAGCTAAATAACTGAAAACGGTACATCCACCTGGAACTACGCCATGTTTTCTTGCAGATTGAACCGCACAAATTGCATCTTCAACTCGATCTTTTGTTTCTTTCGTGGACTGGGATGTTTTACCTCCAACAGAAATAATTGCTACGCCATCCGCAAGTCTCGCCAATCGTGAGCCTTGATACGCAGCTTCAGAATCTTCAGTAGTTTTGTCCATCAAGTCGCGAATTTTAGTAGATTGTTCTTTGATAATGTCAGCTCGATCTGGACTTGGCAAAATAACTGTCTTGTCCATTTTACATATAATTCGCTTAGCTGAACCCATATGCTTGACCCTAGCTGCGTTTCTCCCTGAAAGTGGTCCTAACTCTAATGCGTTCTTATTAGAAATAACTTTGCCACCAAACACTATTTCGAGGTCGGTGTAAATATCATTAATTTGATATTCGTCCAAACCATGAAACATTTTGTTTAAAGAAATGCAGCAGCAACGGAAGAAATTCCCGTTTTCTTTGATGTTTGTAACCAAACCTGCTTCTGCGATAAAGGAAATATCTTTTGCAATAAGAACGAATGGTCTTCCAATAATCTTTGGATCTTCAGAAGAGAAGAAGTCAGCGAAAATATGTTTAATTTGCTCCCAGGAGCGAATCTCAATATCAGTCAAAACTATAGCTGGATCGTCGAGCGAGCATTCGATTTTACCTGCTTGGTTTGAATAATATTGAGATGTCATTCCCACAGGGAGGTATACTCCCTCACTAGAAAATACGGTAGTCTCTTTGTTTTTTGATTCCTCCATAACAAAGTTTCCATCTTTCCCAAGTTTCGATAATCCTTCTGCGATAATTTTTACTATCTCCTCATCTCCATTTGAAGAGGTGTAGGCTACCTTCTTTAGGATTTCTTTATCTTCTTCGACGTCTATTTTAATCTCTTCAAGCTTATCAACCAGACGTTTCCCAATATTCTTCATTTCTGCCACTTCTTGTGTAGAGAATGGGATAGATTCGCCGGAATTCATACCCTCGAAAGTTCTTGAATCCAGAGCGGAGTTTAAAAGATGACGAGCAAATATAATAGCCGTTGTTGTTCCGTCCCCAACTCGATCAACTGTTTTTAACGAAACTTCTTTAAGAGAATTTAAACCCATGTTCATAAAAGTGTCCCGAACATTAGTTTCACGCGCAACCGAAACACCGTCTTTAGTTGATTTAGGCAAACCCATACGTGTTTCAATCATTACGTTCGCTCCGCAAGGGCCGAACGTTGATGAAACAGTTTTGTAAAGCGTTTCCACGCCTGCTCGTAATGCTTCACGAGCTTCTGAACCGTATAAATATTTTTTAGCCATGTTTTTATCCTTTTATATAATTGTTTTCTTCAACTCAAACTTTTCAAAATCTTCGTCAACCAAAACATAAACATAGTCTTGGTCGTGACGTAGTCGAAACCATTCGGTCGCCTGAATCATGATGATTAAATCTGAGTGTTGCTTTTCTTTCAATCCCGCAATTACGTTTTTAATCCAATTTTCGAGGTCTGCCCGAGGATCGGGTATTTCCTCATAAAATATAATTTCTTGGATTGCATTGAAAACTGGTGTGTTGATTAATGTTGAGGTGTTTTTTGAAAAGTTAACGATCTTTTTTTTAAAGGTTTCACACTCAATCCCATTAGAAGAGATTATAAATTTATCGTGAAATAGATTACCTCCATTGGATTTCCGCCATAAACATTCCATCAAAAATAATAATTTCATGTAATGCGCAGAGCTTATGGGCATCTCGAAATCTACTAAATATTTGACTGGAATCAACGTACTAACCATAACCTCTAAACTATTTCTCCATTATTTGTTTAAAAGTATAAGGGCACTCACTCGGGTAATTCTCTAAAAATCCTTCGTCATATTTCATAAGAATAGTTAATGCTCCGTAGTAGTAATCCTTGACTACTTGATCTAAGTTTACTTCTTCCTTCGACAGTAGTTTTTTAAGATATTTCTTAACTTCCTTTCTTGCTAAAAGAAATCTTTCCTCATTAAAATAATTTTTGTCGATTATTTCATTTCTAAATTCTTTTAGTAATTTATAAGCAACCAGATAAATAATATTTTGGTTAAAAACATAAGTGTTATAAGCTTGCTTACCTTCCGATTGAGATGGTGGGAAAGAAGGCTCCGAGTATTTAAGAATAGATTGTAATGTAATAAGTTGTAGTTTCATCAAAGATCATCTATTTCTTATAATTTTTATATAAGTTTAACTAAAACTGGTTCTAAAGCAATGGATTTTTATCAATAAACTATTTCTCCATTATTTGTTTAAACGTATATGGACACTCTTCTGCATAGTCTGAGCGAGATCCTTCTTCTTTTTTCATTAATTCAATTAATGCTCCGAAATAGTAATTTTTAACTAGTTCATCAGGATTAACTTCTTCCTTCAAAAGAATTTTCTTAAGATATTTTTTGGCAAGCTTTCTTACAGAAAGAAATGTATCTGTATTGAAATATTCTGTATTTTTTATTTCATTTCTAAATTCTTTCACGAGTTTATATGCTATAAGATAGGTGATATTTTGGCAAAAAACATAAGTATTATATGCATGTTCACCTTGCGATTTAGGAGGAGGAGAGGGAGTCTGTGTGAGAGCCATTATTCTATCAAACGAAACAAATTCCACAGCATGTGACCTTTAATTAAAATTTATATTTAGTTTAAACGAAACTGGTTCCAAAGCAATGAATTTTTATCTATCTAGGCGCATTTTATCGCGATAATCGTAGTCTTTTAACTTATAAATTGTTGCCTCCATAGCTTCTTCATATCTTTGTGGCTTGTAGTGTTCCTCGGTTCCGATATATTTTCTATCAGCTAACCAGTCGATCGTCATGGTAAAGGTGTCCATCAGATCGCGAGCTTCCCCAACTACATGGGGGAACTGTGTGCAAATATCGATAAATCTTTCTCCAAAATAATCAGCTTTCCCGATATAGGGATATTTGCCCATAACATAAACTCTGCCAGATTCAACGTACGGTTGCGTTAAACGAGCACGCATAGTTTTACCGTCTTCCGTCTTCCCATACTTGGTTGTTCCAAGCGCGGGAGGAGTGTACTGCAACGCGTTTAATCCAATTTCTCTTAACGATTGCGCTAGCGAAATACCGTTCGCTTTGGCTTCAATAAGTAAATGCGTGCATGGGTAACTACCTTCCATGGGATTGGCTAAGTCAGTATCAAAAATATTTTTAGACATACGAATAACCATTTTTCTTAGGTCATTCCATTCCACCCTTCCATACCAGAATGATAACAACATAACGTTGTACACTCCACGTTCGTCGCGGAATAGTCCGTAGCTCGAACATGCAGAAAATGAGGCTGTTGAAGATGTCGAAATTGCTGTGTCCCAAGAAGTAATGATAAATTCGAATGGAGGAAGTTCACCGTGATTCCAAACCTTAAACCAGTTTCTCTCGAAGATACCACCCGAAGTAGGCAACGGTTCACATTGATAAAGTGACGAATAAGCTAGGGGTGACATTGTTGAACGAATGAATTCGTGTTGTTCGACGGAATGTCTTTCCGGGTTTATGTATTCATTTTCGAATGTTCGGGGGTCTTGCCATAAAATTTTATCTGAACCAGGAAGATACGTCGTGCATCTTCTTGCAGATTTGAATTGAAAAGGTATTTCAACACAAACTGTTCCGGGCAAATTCTTAGCTTTAACGTGTCCAAACAAATCATTCGGATGCACTCTGTGCTGACCAATTAAAAAACGTGTTGTTTCGGGGTCGATTTGACGATGGATAAAAATATTATCAAAATCTTCGCAAACTTTTTCGATTGAAGCTACATTATTTTTGTCTTTAATGTTGTTCGGGTCGTCGAAAGATATAATCGTCCCTCCTCCGGAGGTGATCTGCCCACCATAAGAAGCAGCAATTCTTTCTCCACCTAGGTTGTTTTGGGTGATCATGCGATTTTGTTTTGTTAGGTAGAAATCCATTCCGAATAATTGTTGAAATGCAGGATGACGAATAATGTTCTGCATATACTCATTATCTCGTGTCGCATATCTTTCCGCGTAACAAGTATTTAAAAAACGTTCTTTGGGATTTTTTATCCATATCCAAGCTGGATAGATTACGTTCCAAAAAGTGGATTTTCCTTCTTTGGGGGGTTCCGTCCAAAGAAGAAACTTAATTTTGTTTTCCTGGAAAGCTTTTCCGTGTATGACACGGGCTTCAAATGAGTAACCCTTTTTTAAAGGAGTAGATGTTCCAGCATAAGGCCAAAAATCTTCCGTGAATGCGCCTAGATCGTTTCGGTACTTTTCTTTCAATTCATTAATTAATGGATCAACCGCTCCGTTAAGGAGTTTCTCAATACCATTATATTTTGATTTGATACGATTTACTTCCGCGTTTAACGCTTTTAAATTAGCCATTTTTCTTATTATTTTTAAGCTAATTGAATTTTGGCTTAAAATTTGAATATAGTCAATTAATTAGGCATTTTATATAAATCTGGGCTTGAAAAAATGAACCCCCCCTATGGCAGAGCCGTAGGAGGGTGTTGTCCTTTTTAGGGGACAGAATAAATTATATTAAATATTGCTTACACAATCAAGCCTTAAATTCTTGCTTCTAAGTCATCAATTCTACTTTTTAACTTTTTCATCTCATTTAGTAATAGAACACTCAACATACTGTAGTTAATAGAGAATGGTTTTTTTTCATTATAGCAGACGAGCTCCGGAATTATTTTATCGACTTCTTCAGCAATCATACCAAAACATTTTTCTCCCGAATCTATATGCGTATAATTGACGGGACGTAAATCATAAATCTTGTTAGTATCAATAGTTAAGTCGACTATATTCTTTTTGAACTTTTTACTGGAAGCCAACAAGTAAATGCGATTTCCTGATCTTACCAAAGCTGTGCCTGTTCCACTGGTAGTGATATTAGGCATATTGATGTCTTGTTGGTTAAGATACAGGGATGTACCAAAAAGACTGGTCGTTGCAACCCCAGTATTAATGTTAACATCCTGGTTATTCGAAACGACGTTTAACGCACCTGTCAAACTTAGATTCGCAGTAGTCAGAAAAGTAGCCGCTGTTCCTGTATTTATAACTCCGGCTGCATTGTTAGTAGTAAAGTTGAACGCGTTATTGACATAAAAAGTTCCACAAGTAACGTTAAAATTCGCTGTTCCATTAAAATATGACGCTGTGTTTCCAAAATTTACTTGAAAACCACCTGTTGTTTGCGAATAACCGTTACTCGCAGTAAGCAACCCTCCGCTAGAAACTGCTCCAGAAGAAGTAACCGAAGTAGCAGAAACGCTAGCCAGCGTTGAATTTCCGTTTACAGAAAGAGTACCAGAAACAGTCTCGTTGCCGG